ATGGCGACTATCGAGCAGCGTCCCAATGGGACATGGCGGGCAAAGATCCGCAAAAAAGGCTATCCATCTCTTTCAGCGTCGTTTGATACGAAAGCTGATGCACAACGGTGGTCGGCAGAAATTGAAGGCGATATGTCGCGAAAGAGATTTGTCGACACCAGGGAAGCGGAGGCCACCACTGTAGCGGAGGCACTTCAGCGATATGCGCGTGAGATTTCCGCGCAGAAGAAGGGGGCACGGCAGGAGCTTACCAGGATCAAAACCTGGGCCGAAGGCAAATACGGAACTAAGTCCCTGGCAGAGCTTCGATCTTCGGACCTGGCCGATTATCGAGATGCGCGTCTGGCCGAAGGCGTATCCACGAACACTGTGCGCCTGTCACTGGCCCTGATCAGCCACCTCTATACGGTCGCCATCAAGGATTGGGGTATTGAGGGATTGAGCAACCCGGTAGCCAAGCTGCGGATGCCAAAAGGCAGTAGGGAGCGCGATAGACGCCCTTCATCCGTCGAACTTGCTGGGGTACTCAAGGCTTCACGTTCCATTCACAACGAGATGCCAGCCATCATCGAGATCGCAATCGAGACAGCCATGCGCCGTGGTGAGCTACTCACACTGCGAAGAGAGCATATAAAAGGAAAGCACGCTATTCTGGAGGACACCAAGAATGGCAGTCGCCGGTTGGTTCCGCTTTCCATGCGCGCCAGAACCTTGCTCGAATCGCTTCCAGCTCAAATTGATGGCTCAGTTTTCTCCCTGGCGCCGCACTCGGTAAGCCAATATTTCTTGCGCGCATGCCGAGAGGCAAAGGTGGTGGATCTTCACTTTCACGACTTGCGACATGAAGGAACGTCGAGATTGTTTGAAAAGGGCTTGTCGATCATGGAGGTCGCCAGCATCACTGGGCACAAGACCATGAGCATGCTCAAACGTTATACCCACTTGTGCCCGGATGCTTTGGCCGACAAGCTCGGTTAACCCACTCGGGAAAGTGTCGGCGGGACCTGACGTTTTCTGCCTGGCCTAGCAGGCACATGGCCCCCGTCCTCGCACTCCTGCAAAAACCGGCGCACGGTGCTGACCCTCCAACAGATCCGGCTACCTTGCTTGAAAAAAGGTGGCAACCATGGCGCTCCGGCTTGCCGCGCGCTGCGGATAGATGACTCGGAACGGCCGAGCAGTTTGGCTAGTTCGGGGATGTGGATGATTTCTTGCTCTATCATGGCTGTACTTCCTTGCTCATCGCTTCATCGATCACTTCACCTGTTTTGTTCGCCGGTACCGCGGCGAGCTCCCGCCAAACCGAACCGCGTTGCCGGTTCAGCCAGCGATATCGCTCTGCGTCCCTGTTTGTTGCCTTGTTCTTGGCCTCAGTCCCCGCCCTGAAACCATCAGCCGCTGCGGTGGCCATGTCGGCGGCGGTGTAGCCTGGTGTCGGCCCGCCTCTCAAATGCTCGATCATCTGTGCTTGTTGGGCGATGGTCGCTTTCGCTGCGATCAGCTCCCACTCCGTCTGGGTCAGGCCTTCCAGCTTTTCATTGGCGCTCATACCTTCCTCCATGCAGCATTCGACACCCGCGCCCAGCGCTCTTGGGTGACGATGATGAAATCGCGGATCCCAGTCATGACCTTGTGCATCTCGCCGTCGAACTCGACGAACTGGCCGGCTTTGCGGTGTTCTGGCACGCGGTCGATGACGTCCAACAGCTTGCCCGGGCGACCGTCTGTGTTCTGTTCATGGATGTCATACTGCATGGCGTTCCACCTCGATGCGTTTCTGGATGCCAGCCCGGTAGGCTTCAGGCCTCATCGCGGCGGTCTTTTCGATATTGGCGATGACGCGCTCGACGCCGCCGAATCGTTGGTCTACTTGGCGCCCGGCCGCGATCAACTGATCGGCCAGATTCCAGCCTTCTCTTTCTTCAATGCGAGACATAGTGGCTCCATCTCAGCCTTTCACCGAAAGGCATGGTTAAATGTGGGATGGTTCGCAAAGGATTTGGGGTTATGGATAAATTGTTTAAAAGCCCAATGTTTATCATTGGAGTTCCATTGGTAATTTGCGGATTTGGCATAGGCCTGAACGACCTACTGAGAGGGGCTGGGTTTAGTCGCGTTGCCTTGGGCCTTTTAATATCGGGATTCGCTTTTTTGGCGATCGGATGGATGCGCCGGAAAGGGTGAGTATTTCTGGATTCCTCGCCAGCCGTTCACCGGCAGGCTGGTAGGTGGAAGAGGGGTTTAGTCGCCGCAGAAGCAGTCGATGTCTTCGGAATAGCCAAACGCATCCATTTGGCCTTTGTAGTTTTCGGCGTACCAGGCCAAGTGGGAGTACTTCGGGCGATCCATGCGGAACACCTGGTTGAATCTTTCCTCGGCCCCAGACCAAAAAATCACTCGTTCCGGCTCGGCCTGGATTGCCTTGAACAGCTTGTCCTCGCCTTTTTTCCAACAAAGGTCGCAGTTGCCCAAGTCGGAATCCATGCCGAGGTCGAAAACCTGCGCCTGCCAAAATGCTGCGACGTCTTCCTTCGTGACGCCCGCGGTATAGGAAGGGCAGACATTTTCCCAGCGGGTTCCGCCCTTCGCGTTGGCGGCCATCATCCGGTGATACCGTCCGGCTTCGTCCTTGCGGATGCCGATCACGCAATCCCACTCGTCGTAGCCAAGCGCTCGCATGTGCTTCTCGCCGATCTTGATCTTCAAGTAGGCGGTGCACATGTTGTTCGAGAAATTCGGCAGTACCGGCGGCATGTTCTTTTCCGCCTTCCGGTACGCGGCGTAATACTCGAGCATCATGGTGAATGGTTCCCCGTTACGGCTGGCGGTCTCGAAGTCCACCAGCTTGTACCAAGGCGCCTCATCCGGCTGACCATACACACGACACCACTCCATCCAGACGATGTTCACGTTCCAGCGTTTGGCAATCTGGTCAATGAAGATCAGCGTTTCCTCGCGCTCCTTGCCGGTGTTCTGGAAGAACAGGTGCACATCTGGCGGCAATGTTCCGCCGTGGGCCTCAAGGATCTTGTAGACCATGTGCCCGCTAGTGCGACCACCGCTGATGCCGATCTGAGCCGGGCCGGTGATGAGGTATGAATTCATCACCGCGGCCCCTTGTAGCAGTACACGTAGGCGAACCAAGCGAGGGCGATCATGGCGTCACCTCCGTTTTTTCTGGAAACGATGCCTTGGCCTCGGTTCTGAATTCAATTTGCGCACCTGATCCGTGACGACCTTCCGACCAGGTGATGCGTTTGCCGCAGTAGCACCCGGTCGACTGGGAAAGGTCGAAGTTTTGCCGGAACTCCATCGAGATGCCGGTCATGCCGTGCTTGCGCGCCAACGCGACGACGGCTTGAGCGAACTCGACATCGTGATCTGTCACTGCGGTCATGGTGCCACCTTCCGACCCCAGACGCAGACAGGGCCATCCTCGGCGTCATGGATCGACAGGATGAACCAGCCCTGTTCGACTGGTTGCTGGATTTCCCACGCCGAGCAATCGCACTGGCCGTCATCCATATAGGCATCGAATACGTCGACGGGAACGTCGCTTTCCATATAGGTGATTTTGGTTTCCACCTGGTGACGCAGGCACCATTTCTGAAATTGCGCCTCGGTGATCTCGTCGTCGAACTCCGACAGGTAGTCAGGGTGGGTCCACCAGCCGTCGGTGTCACGTTCGACGGGCAACGGCTGGATCAAAACAGTTTCTTCAGGCATGACTTCGTCCTTGCCGCTATAGCGGCTGACTTTGAGTTAACAAAAATTGAGGGAAAGCGACGAAAATTAAGATTTTCGCGGCGGAGTTAAGATTTTCTAGGCGTGGAGTGCAAATGTGCTCCTGCCGGGATGTGGCTGACTTTGAAGGGGGTTACTTGGCGTTATGGAAGAAACAGCAGGCGAACATTACTGCGAGAGCCGACAGCAGTGCCCAGCTGGTTATTAAATTCGTCAGCATGATTGAGCCCTCATAGCGCGGAGCTGGCTTTGGAAGGTTGAGCGGTGGAAGCCGATTCGCTTCTGCACGTCGACCCAGTTCGAGCCGGTGGCGCGCATATCCAGGGCCATTGCGAGGTAATCATCCGTGCACTGCCGAGGCTTGCCCTTGTTGCCGAGGACGACGCCGGCAGCATTCAGGTAGCGTACAACGGTAGGGCATGAACACCCGGCCGCATCCGCAATGTGATCAGTGGGATGTCCCGCCGCGTGCATCGTGAAAATCAGCCCGACCGAGTCAGGCGATAACTTGGCTGTCATGCTCATTCCTCCGTGCATGTTCCCGTTGACGGGCTTTGCTGCATTTGTCGTGGTTGCCTTTGCTGCGGGGCCGGTGGCAGATCTCGCACTCGAAGTGGAGCTCCATGTAGCCCGCGGCGAGCTTTCCTGTGGATGGCATGGGGCCTCCCGGGATTGGGTGGTGTGAGGGGATGCGGTTCGGTCATCTACAAGGTACTGAGCTGGCAAGATCCAGCGAGGTGAGGTAACTATGTTCGCCCCGGCATGAAGTCGGATCTAGGAGAATCAGATGCTTGCAAACAACTGTTGTGACTTATCTCGCCATGAAATCGATGACGGAAAGGGGGCAGGCTCCTTTAAAGAAACAGAGCGGCGAAACCCAATTGGGACATTAATCACCTGGTACACATGCGGCGAATGTGGTGATAAGTGGAAGCGCACCGCGCCGGACGTAAAATATTCTGAAGGGGTGTGGCATCACGACGGTTAAGTGAAGTTTCTTTAGGCGGCTGCCTTCAGCGCATCGAGAATTCGCTGCCCCGCCAGAGGCGGTACCGCATTGCCAGCCATGTGCATGGTCAAGCGGTGGTTGTCCGGGCGCAGAGTGTCGGGCGGGAACGACATGGCGGCCAGTGCCTCATTCGCCGAAAGCATCCTCATCTCATCACCGCGCACCAAAGCCCATCGGTCAAGCGTGGTGATGGTTCCGATCGGGCGGTTGATATCGCGGCCAGTGAGCCCCGAACCTTTTCCGTAGTAGGGCATGATGAATTGTTCGCCGAAACGTTCGCGACCGTTGCGCACTCTATCGAGTGTGGCCTGGGCCCGGCCCGGCTTATTGATCGGTGACCAGCGGCCGGCGTTGAAGTCGAGGAAGCTGGCAGCGGGCACATGCTGACGCCGGTGCAGCTCGAGCATCAGCGGCGACCTGCTGCGGGTGCAGACCAAAAACAAGCGTACGCGGTGCTGAGGCACGCCAAGGTCCGCGCAATCCACGACATGGGGCGCGATCATGTAGCCCAATGCGGCCATGGCCTGCGACCAAGCGGGGTATAAGGCCCAAGCCGTGAATTCTTCGACGTTCTCGACCAGTACCACTTCCGGCCGGTGGAACTCTGCAGCTGAAACAACCGCCCAGGCTGTTGATCGCGATGCGTCGTGCTGAGCGTTCCCAGACTTCTTGCCGCGCGCCTTCGAATGTCCCTGGCAACACGGTGAGGCGAGCATAATGTCGTGGGCCGGAACCTTCGACCAATCCGCCTGGTGCAGGTCCTGGCAGATGTGAATTGCATCCGGGTGGTTAGCGCTGTGCCACTCGACGGCGACAGGCCAGTGATTGGCGGCCCAGATTACGTCGATACCTGCATTGCGGGCACCGGTAGACCATCCGCCGAGACCGGCGAACAAATCGATTGCTGTAGACATTGTTGATCCTCGCCGGCTGGCGTGATTCGTTGAAGTGGGGTATTTGTTTAGATTCGGGCCTGCAACTGGCCGCAATGGCGTAATACGTGGAGAACTTGCAATGGACGCTTCACAGGTAAAACACACTGTAAAACTCGACACCAATATCTCCTCTGTGTGCCCTTACTGCACTCAATGGCAGGAAGGTCGAGATATCGACGTAAACATCAACCACCTCATACAGGCTCATGGAGGGACCGTTCTGCATGTGGGGTGCGAGTCATCAATGGATGATGGTAATCGGCCGTATCATCAGACAGTGGCGATACTGGGCTTCAAAGATATTCCGCCAGAGAAGCCTCCTGTGAAGTTCGTTATTGAAAGGACAGTTCCAGGGGAATAGTGCAGCGCAATCGGTGAGGACACTCATGCGAACATGTCGATTTGCGGCGCCGGCGTGTTCACCCTGATCAGCTCGGCATCCAAGCGAGATTTCGCGGTAGCGAAAATCGCTTCGTCCTGCTCGATTCCCAGGAACCGGCGGTTGAGCTGAAGGCAGGCGACACCGGTGGAACCGCTTCCCATCGTGTTATCCATTACCACTTGTCCCGGGTTGGTGTAGGTGCTGATCAGGAACTTCATCCAGGCGACTGGCTTCTGCGTTGGGTGAAAGCTTCCGGACTGCTTGTCGCTTGAAAAGAACTGAACCGAGCGCGGGTACCGGTCTGTTGAGTCGTATTCGGTAAGGCGCAAGGCCTTCCCGTAGCACTCGGAATCAACTGTCTTCCGCTAGCTGGTCTTGCGCTCATGCCCGGTCGACATCTGCGGGTTGTACACCGGTTGCTGGCGGTAAAAGACCTGTGCGCTTTCGTGTGCTCGGAGCGGCTGCTTCTTGGCGTTCAGAAACCCGGTGGCGTTGCCTTTTTCCCAGATCCATTCATACCGGTAGTGCCTTGGGTTGCTGGCCACCACCAGCGAAGCGAACGGCTGGGCTGCACACAACACAATGGCCGCCTCGGGCTTGGCGATTCGTAGGTACTCACGCCAGAGTGTGTCGAAGGGGATGATCGCATCCCACGCGCACTGGGTCGTGCCGTAGGGCAGATCAGCGAGGATCAAGTCGACACTGTTGTCCGGCATGGTTTTCATCACCTCAAGGCAATCGCCGAGGTACAACCAAGGCTCCATGGCCATTCGCGGAATCTCCTGATGGGTTATTTCTTCGAAAAGGTCTTGGTCAAGGCGCCGTTGACTGCATGGCCGCGCCTCAGAACAACATTTGCCAACTTCTCGCGGTCCTTCTCGCTATGACTGGCCTGACTGAGCAGGCCGAAATAGCTGTTGGCAGTCTCCCGCAGATCCTCGGCCGGTGCAGCAGCGGTGCGCTTTATGGCCTGAGCCAGCGAACGCTTGCGGGTGGTTCGCCGCCACGGCTTGATGATGTGACCAACGAAGTCGACGCCGCGGTCGACCGGTTGCAGGATGGTCTTGGTCGGGTTCAGCTTGGCGCCCAAGCTGGGAAGGAAGGCTTCGACCTCCGCCAGCCAGGCGTTGAGCTGTTGCGGCGACTCATGCAAGAACACGAAGTCATCGACGTAGCGGACATAATGCTTGGCGCGGAGCGTGTGCTTGGCGAACTGGTCCAGTGCGTCGAGGTAGACGTTGGCAAAGAACTGCGACGACAGGTTGCCGATGGGCAGGCCGAGATGTGCAGGCTGCGCGGTGAGGCGCTTGTGCTGCGGCACCCGGTTAAACAGATGGGCCGCGCTGCGCACCTCGTAGTCTTCGCGAGGGTCGTGCATCAGGATCTGTTCGGCGAGTGCCAGCCACCAGGGCTCGGTGATCTTGGCGGCCAGCTGCCGACGCAGGACCTGTTTGTCGATGGCGACGAAGAAGTTGGCCAGGTCGAGCTTGAGATACCAGCAGGGCGTCGACCAGTTCTGGCTGGCGCTGCGGATCTTCGCCTCAAGTCGTTTCGCAGCGTACAACGTGCCGCGCCCGGGGATACAGGCGCAACTGTCCGCTATGAAGCTGGCGTAGAAGCGCGGTGCCACACGGTTGTACAGCAGGTGGTGGACGACGCGGTCCCGGAACGCAGCGGCCCAGACTTCTCGGGCTTTTGGTCGGGTGACCACGAAGCATATCGAACGGCCTGGCCGGTAAGTGCCGGCGATCAGGTCGTCGTGTAGACCGATCAGATTGCGTTCCAGATCCATTTCGAAGGCCAATGCACTGGCGCTGTTGCGCTTCGTGCGCCGGCAGTCGTAATAGGCCTGAACCAGTTCGCTGAACGGGTAGGGACCAACAGTCGAATCTGCGGACGGGGCGGACGCGGAGCTCGTTGTTCTTGTCATCGTTGTTCTGATTGCCATCATCGAAGTTCATGTTGAATGCGTTGTTGGCGGAGCGCTGCGACCAATCGTGCTATCTACGTCGCCAAGCCGAAGGCAGAACCGATCAGCGAGGAAACTGCGCGAGACCAGCACGGACGCTTTAGACCGTCGGTATCTCTGATGCGCATGGCGGTGACCCAGAGGTCAGCGGCACGACCAGATTCAATTCGCACAGACCTGAAAGCCGTGACTCTCAGGTGGCGGGCGCGGTTGGGATTGAGCGTTTCCAGGCAGACGCCTGCTTGCCGATGGAGGTGGTGACCTCTATCGCGGCGGCGTGCTGCCCGACACTGATGAACCGACTCTCTTTGAAGAGCCGCATCAGGAACTCGATGACCTGGACCTTCTCAATTAGCAAGGTCAGGTGTGGACTCTTGTCCCGGGTCGAGTTGGCCCGGGCAATCAACATCAGCACGTCGATACATTCATCGATGACGCGCTTCCCGAGAGACTGCTTGAGATCTCGGGGTATGTTGCGAGTGAGGTTCGTGGCCATCTGCAGCAGGCCGAGCGAAGCCTTGTAGATACTCAAATCCGTGTGCATTCCCATGATGGGTGCTCTCCAAGAGCAACCGGCCGCAGGCGGCCGGATTAAATTAACGAATTATTGAATAAGCTGACTGCGGACGGGGCGGACGCGGCGCTCGCCGTACTTGCCACCGTAGTACTGAGTGCCATCATCGAAGAACATGCCGAATGCGTTGCGGGCGGAGCGCTGCGAACTCGACCAGTACCAGGTGTCCCGGAAGGCTTCGGCACCGCCAGCTTGAAAGGCAGTAATCGAGGTCTGTTCTGGCGACTCTTCGCTGTACAGTTGGCCAGCCGGCTCGCTGTTCGGGTTGTCACCATCGCGGCGGCCAGCCCAATTCTCTTCGGTGGTCGGCTTGAAGTGGCGATACTGCAGCTCCTGCACGTCGCGCGCCGGGATCGCCCAGTCTGTGAAACCGCCGATATCCAGAGCCAGCACCTGCTGCGCCAGTTCGCTACCGGCGGCTGCCATGGCTTCAGTATTGGCACGGCTGTTGGTGAAACTGTCGGCGCCTTCGATCTTCTCGCCGTACTCTCCCCAAGCACCGCTTAGTTCGTACGCGGCGCCCGCGGTGATGTTCAGGTAGCGGTTACCAGTGTCCGGATCGTGGGTGATCCCGCTGAAGAACCCGCCGCCGAATGGCTGGCCGATTTCCGGAATGGTCATCGCTGGAGTTGCTTGGGCTGCTGCGGTCATGGTCTTTCCTCTTTTCGAAGGCAACAAAAAAGGCGCTGCTGCGCCCGGTGCCGATCAAGAACGAATGATTGAAAGATTAAATAAAGAATCTGCGGACGGGGCGGCCGCGGAGCTCGTGGCCCTTGTCACCGTAGCCCTGATAGCCACCAGCGAAGGACATGTAGAACGCGACGTAGGCGGAGCGCTGCGATGAAGACCAGTACCAGGTGTCTTTCGCGAACAATTCCGGCACATTCAACCAGCAGTGGTACAGCTCGCCGCAGGCGGGCAGGTAGAAATCATCGTGGCCGTCAGCTTGGTGCTCGGCGCAGGCGTCTGCTGCTGGATGATCGTCGCGATCATCGGCGTACAGTGCTTGGGTATTGGCGAGGCCATCGGTCTTGCTGGTAGCCTCAGACTCCTTGCCTCGACCGCCCCACTCATGTTTGCCGAGGTCGTCCTTGGCGATGATCAGGTAATGCGCCGGAACATCGCCGCGCGCCGCTACCAGGCCGCCATTGAACCCGCCTTGTCCGGGCCAGTATTCGCCGAGCGCCGGAATAGGGCCTGATGCAACTGCTTGAACATTGGCTGCTGGCGGCAGTGCCTGGGCAAGCATGCCAGCCATTAGCAGCTGAACCATGCGTTCGGACGTGCCCTTGATCTTGATGCCTTCCGCTTCAATAGAGATCGTATTGGCTTTCATCGGTATCCCTCGTGGATGAGTAAGATTGTTCGTGATCGATTGCCGTGACGTCACGCTAAATCGTCACGGAGTACAAATGTGCTCTTGTAGGCTTTCGTCAGACATTCGATCCGCGGCCCAGATGAGCCGCGACACCACGTCTTGCTCTTCCGTGATGTCGAGCCGTGACATGAGGCTTTTCAGGCGGGCGTCATCGTTGTGGTAGAGGTCCAGCGATATGCGGCGAGAAAGTAGGCGGGCGAGACGTTCGGTTTCGGACTGCTTGTCCCGGTCGCGTTTCTCCTGCTGACGCTGCGCGGGTGTCTTGGCCATATTCACTCCGGCTGCTTTGGCTCTTTTGCGATGAACACGGGCCTGGGTCCACCGCGACCAGTCTTGGGATAGTCGATTTCGAACTTGTCCAGGAGGCGACTGAAGGCCCGATAGTTGACCCCGAGCTTTTCGGTGGCTTGATTGCGGGTCAATCCGAGTTCTTTGAACGCCTTGATCCTCTCGGCATTCTTCGCATCCCTGGCTTCGTCTGGCATCCAAGGGCGTAGGTTTGAGGTGGGGGCATAACTGGATTTTTTGAAGGAGAAGCCATTTTGCTTGGCGATTGAGTGCAGTTTGCGCCGGTCCATACCGGTGTGTGCCATGGCTTCGGCCTGGGTCATGTTTGCCGCGAGATTCCTGATGAGTTCTATCAGGTCGGCCTTGTCCTTGGCGCGTTGTGCAATGCGCTCTTCACGTTCGATATCGCGCTGAGCCATCTTGTCGAGCCAGACCGTTGTTTCTGCTTTCGGTACGGGCTTTGGCATCTTCTTACGCGGCGGTGGTTCATGGCGCGCTGGGGGAGGCCTGAAGCTTGGCCCCTCCAACACCTCAATAGTCCCTCCTTTTCCGAGATAGGCCTCCTGAAGCAGGGCCAATTCGTGACGCTGAGGGTCGAGCTCCCTGACCATGTTCAGATCGTTGCTGATGTATGCGCTCATGCTGCTTTATTCCGCAGTTTCACCTCATACCCGTCGACCAGTAGTTTGAATTGCCACAGGTCTTCCTCAAGCTTTTCGATGTAGTCGTCATCGCGCTTGAACTCTTGAAGCCAGAGTTGGCGCCCGACTGGCTTGAGCAAGGGGCAGTACATCCCGATGTGCCACCACTTCCGGCCAGTGATCCACATGCAACCCTGCACCTGGTCGATGATCCCGCTGGCATCGTTGTCGATGTGGAAGGAGCGCAGCTTTTCCGGGGCAAGGAAACATTTGTACTCCGAGCCTCCGTCCTCACCAATAAAGCCGTCAGCACTGGCCCCGAAGGCGCCGTCGTCGGTCTTTACCAGCCCTACCTGCGTGACGATCAGGCCGGTTTGGATTTCGTGTTCCATGCGGGCTTCTGGCTCAAGCTCATGGCCGCGGCGCATCTGCCAGGTCTCGAATCCGTTGTCGAGCGGCTTGCCGCCGATGCGCTCAACTGCCAGTTGGAAGGCGTAATCAAGAGCAGCCGAGGAGGGCTCGCCGACGGTTTCGCCATCGAGGGCACGCTGTACGACTTCGGCCTTTGGCCCAGCCTTGTAGCCCGCCAGCTCGCGGGCTTTTGCCTCGCCATGGCCGGCAAGCATGGCATCGACATAGGTGCGTTGTTGCGTGGTGAGCCCGTTCACCTTCGACCGGGCGGTTGTGAACATGCTGGCTGTAATACAGCCTGCGCGCTCCTGGAACCAGATGTCTGACCCCTGCGTGCAATTGATCTGGATCATTGGGTTTTCTCCAAAATCGCTTTGCGTGCAGTGACGGCAGTCTTCACCGTTCCGTAACCATGCGTATCGCCAGATGCCTGCAAGACCTTCAGGCTAGCTTGCCAAACGTCCTTCAGTTCATCGGGAGTTTTCGTCTGTTCGACTCGCTCCAGAATGTCTGCGACCACTTGGGCCCGCATGTCGTCGGTATCAGAACCGTCAGCCGATTGGCCGTCATCGTCCCGCGCTTCGCCGGTCGTAATGTTGAGCAAGGCACACATCACGTAGCGCTTCCCGTAAGTAACGGATGATCCAACGGCTTGCACGTCGTTCCGGCCCTTGCCGGCGTCGATCGGCAAAAACATCGTGGTGTCTTCCCGGTGCCCAGCGCTATGCATGAGGATGCCCTTGACGTTCACCCCAGTAGCTTCCCGGTCAACCTTGAACGTAATAGCGAAGCCATGCCGCTGCATGATCGGCTTCAACGTCACGTTGATGTCGTCGAGGGTGGCGTAGGTGTTGCCGGTATGTAGGTTCACCGCGCCTTCTACTACGGTTGGTATCTCGCACTGCATCTGCGCCATCGCGGCGTTGAAGGCCTGCTCGGCATCTTTTGCCTGCATGCGTTCGTGCATTTGCAGAAGTCGTTCCATTTTGTCGATGTCGCAAGATGGATCGGCAGCAGCCCGGCTGATGACTGCCATGATGCTGGTGTCACTGGAGATCGGCACCACGGTCTGGCGGCGCTGCTCCGGCATGATGATTTCTGTGCTCATGCTGGCTTCCTTAGTAAGTGATGGCGATGGCTGGGATCTTGCGTTGGGCGATGAGGGTGATGGCCTGCTTGGCGCATTCTTCGGTCATGCCACCAGAGACGAATGCTTCTAGCGCTGCGCGGTTGATCGACTTCTTGTGGGCAAGATCCGCCTCGCGGGCTTGTGCCTGCTGAAGCTCGAATGCCACTGCAGCGGCCTGGCGATCCAGTTCATCCTGACGCGCACGCTCTACTGCTGCAGCCTGACGCTGCTCTGCGGCGATGCGGGCTTGCTCTGCTTGCTGTTCAGCAGCCATTTGGTCAGCCTTGGCCTGAGCTGCTTGTCGTTCGGCTTGCTCGGCCTGGAGTTGCAGTTGCAGTCGCTGGCGTTCGGCGGCCGCTTCGGCATCCCGTGCAGCTTGCTCAGTGGCACGCTGTGCGGCGGCGGCTTGGTCGATCAGATCCTGCTCGCGCTTGGCTGCGGCATCACGTTCTGCTTGAGCGCGCTGCTCGGCTTCGATGCGAGCCTGCTCGGACGCTACGCGGGCAATCTCCGCTTCACGGTCACGCTGAGCCTGTGTTTCGACCTCTGCGCGCAACCGGACCAGCTCGGCCTGTTCGGCCTCGTATTGGTCTCGGGCGGAGAGGGCGGCGCGCAGCCGGGTCAGGACGTGGTCCTTGGTGCGGGCCGCTTCAGCTTCGAACTCTTGCCAGTGGTCACCAATCTGTATGGCTTCTGCTGTGGCGATTCCGCTCCGTAGTTCGGCAGCACTCAAAAGGCCAATATCGACAGCAAGATCCTCGATCGCCTGGATCGCATCGACATGCCTGTCCTTGCGCGCTATCTCGGCAGCTTCCCAATCGGTCAGCGGTTTGCGGGTTTCATCCCGCAGCGCGTCCATGGCATCGACAAATTCCTTCAGTTCGGCCTCGACGACCTTCGGCTGCTCCTTCAAGCGCTTCAGGTATTCGCGACCAGGCTTTTCGACGGCGACTTTGGACTTGCTAACCTTGGCGGCAAGGGAGGCGATGCGGTCGCGGCCTTTGGCAGTGGACAGGTCCGGCACCTGGGAGCTGACTTCTTCTTTCACTGCAGCAAGGAAGGGCTTCAGGCCGTCCTTCACATAGATGACAGGGGCATTGGCTTCGCTGATGTCGTCGATGGTGACGGCAAGTTGAGTCGCGGACATGGGGATTCCTTCCGCCATGCAGGCGGCGCATGAGTTCGAGTTATTGAGTGAGCTGGCCGACGTAGGCGCTGGTCAGCAGGACGAAGGTGGTGCCGACGAGGACGATGGCTGAGCCTCGGAGCATGTAGATGCGTTTTGCACGCTGGTAGGAGGTCATGGGCAGCACCTTGGCGATCCGCCGCAGTAAGACATGTCAGGATCGAAGCCGTCTGCCGGGTCGCCGCCATAACTATACGGGCGGTCGCAAACCCGGCGGGTTGCAAGCAGGTTGCCGCGCTTGTCTTCCCACAGACCATCAGGCAGGGCTGGGCGCTGATTCAGTGGCGTGACTGGCTGCATCACCCACTCCTCGAACGGCCTCATCTCGCCACCGCCATAGGGAGGCTGGCATGGTCGCGCTGAATTTCGCGGACTTGGTCGTACATGCCCCAGCAGAAGACTGTTAGCACGGTGAGAATCCAGAATGTAAGCTTCATCAATCACCTCCCCAGTACTGAAGCGGGATGAACGTGTACTGCTCTTTCCCATGGTGGCGCACTCGCCAGTATTCGAGGTCGATCCGGTTGAGCAATTCTTGAAAGGTGTAGGAGCGGGTGGCGAGGCGTTTCATGTCAGCCTCACGACCAGCATGCCGCGCCGGATTTGGACCTTGATGCGTTTTGGCAAGTCAGCGACCAGAAAAAAGCCCTGACGGTTCAGGGCTTCGGTCATTGCTTTGGCGTTTCTCGCGATGATGATCATGCGGCAACTCCCTTCAGTTGGCTCACGCGCTTGGCGCGTTTCTCGTCCAGCTCATTGCGGTACTGGTTGGCCGTGGCCTGGTCGATCAATTCGCAGAACTCGGCGAGCTCGATCATGCCCATAACAAACGTGTGATCGGGCACCGGGGAGTGAGTGACGCCGATCTTGGCGACTTCGTACTCGATGGCAGAGATTGCTCGGGTGTTGTTCACAGCTCGTCTTCCTCTGCCTTGGCTATCAGTGCGTCGTCAGCAAGAGGATCTAGCAGCATCTCGGCGATTTCGCCGAGCTTGCCCAGCGGATGGTCACTGCGGCCCAGCAGTTCGGCTACAGCAATCTTGTCCGCGCTGCCAAACGCCGCCGTTATGAGAAGCCAGCCGAGCGCCGAGGTATGTACCTCACTATCAGCAAGCCGGTTGTTCACGTACTCGTCGACCGCTAGGGCGAAGTCCTCAGCGGTCACGCCCTGTGGAGCACGCATGCGGCGCTGGAATGACACGTTGTTGCCGCCCAGCAGTTCTTCGGATGCGTTGTAAATCCATTCCGCCCGAGCGTCATCTTGCGGGCTTTCGCTCACTGGAGGCGGCAGGCGTCGTTCAAGTCTCAACTGAGCAAGCTGTGTTGCGTTCATGATCGCCTCCAGATGGCGAGGTGGAGTAGGCGAGGGCCGCCCATCCGTTTTAAACATATTGACCGCGGGCCATTTGGCGCGATCCATTTGCCTCGTTAAGCGATGTATCCACCAGGCATAGTGACAACGACCTTCTTGGCTACAGGGTCATGCATCCGTCCTTTGGCGCAGTCGTGGACGTCGGGGCGGGGCTTGCGGGGAATTCGTGGGGTGCGTTTCATGGCGGGTCACTCGATTGAGCAATAAAAAGCCCGGCGCGAACCGGGCTTTACCTTCCCTACATGACTACCGGGCGCATGAGGCGTCGGATAGTTGTCTGTGGTTTACATGGCTGCAAATCCTCCGCGTTGTGTTGAAGTGCTAAGAAGCTGCATTGGAATGTCGGTCCTGACCAAGATGCCTAACTACGTCCGCCCGTTCGCATACAAACAGTTGGCCTGGATCAGCTTTTTTCATGGGGCGCCGACATTCCGATGCAGCCTCTCCATCACCATGGAGATATCGGGCCATTTGCGTCTGGCTGACGTGTACGGAGATGGCTTTCGAATGCCTCCCGGGGTTTGAGAGGCAGTCGTAAAGCCAGATGGCGATCCGGAAACAGCCAGAAGCCATCTGAGGTGATGCAGGGGGTCGCGTTGCGCGGATGTTGCTTGGTCATCCGCATCCCAAAGCACCCCGTCCCCGAGGTGCTTCAGTGATGCTTTCTGCCGTGACCCGCTACTGGCGGCAGTCACCGGCTTAAATCTCTATGTCAAAGAACTTGGCTTCAGTCGGTCCCTGGAGAAGGGGCTGAGAGATCACTTCGCTGATCCCGGGCTATCTGGCGGCTTCACCAGTCGTTTGGTGGGTCTCTTGAGGCCCTGGCCCGTTGCGCTTGTGTTTGTAAGTGCAAGTAGACTTGCATTTATAAAAGCATGCTGGTGCTTTGAATGCAAGCACGCTTGTATATATTTTTATTACTGTATGGATGTACAGTAATAAAAAGGACGGCATCATGGCAAAGAAGAAGGGCAGTGCGGGACCGGCGCCTCGGCAGGAAATGACCGGGCTCGATCGGCTTGGTTTGAGGGTTTCCTCGATGATCAATCACCCGACCGCGCAACATCAGCGTTGGGTGACGATCCATCGCCTCGAAACGGAGGGCGATCAAGAGTGGGAGGAGGTGATGGGGCTGCTTTCCGAGACGGACGATCTGGAAATGACGTTCAACGACGACGAGTCGGTGACGTTGCGGTGGGAAGCGCGATCAGACGAAGATCGGGTTCTTGAAGTGGCTGATCTGGATGAGGTGGAGGAGCCGGCTCCTTTCTAAGAGGCACAAAAAGCCCGGCATCGAGCCGGGCTTCATATCTGACGGAAAACAGATTTCGGCGTCAGACCTTCTGTGCATTCCAGACGAGTAGAACCTTGGCGTGGATGGTTACGTCATCGATCCGCGCAGTCTGATTCTCGTAATGTTTGTTGTCAGAGATCATCCGCAGGTGATCCTCGTCGACCTGCTGCAGTCTTTTGATATAGAGGAGGCCATGCCAGGTCAGTACGTAAACGCCATCCCCAATGAACTCGTTTACGCCACGGTCAACGATGACAGGATCTTTGTCATTGATCGTGCCTTCCATGCTCTGGCCCCAGCCGGTGATCATCGCCAGCGCAGCAGCAGAGGTATAGGTGACACCTTTCTCGCGCAGCACATCCTCCCGCACGATCAGGTTGCGAATGGCCTCGTTATAGTCGGCCGGCACCTGGCCGTGTCCCATCGCAGCGCGCACGTCGTACTGCGGAATCAGGATCTCGTCCGGCCTTGCCTTCAACCCCGAGAAGTCGGCTTCAATGACTTTCCCGCCCGACTCGCTCGCAACTGCCAGCGCGGCAGCAGCTAGTTTCTCCTGGGCAGCCGAATCAAGACTCTTGCCGGCATGCTTGCGGATCATTTCAAGCATTTTTTGAGCAGCCCCGGTTCCAGTAACAGCGACACCAGTGCTCTCGGTTTGCCCCACCTTTCTATGGGGAGGCTCCCCCTTGCCCGATAGAAGCCAGTCGACCGTGGTGTCGTAGCCCTCAGCTATGGCAATGAGGTTCTCGTTCTTGATGTTCTCCGTGTCCCCGGCAAACCACTGGCGCACGGCTTCATAGCTGACCCCGCAAGTGGTCGCCAAGTCACGCTTAAACCCACGTACGCCGATTTCCGGCTTCCTCGCGAGCACAAGTTTTGTAATTCGATCAGTGGTTTTCATCAGTGCAATTTACAAGACTGCTTGTCAAGCATGCTTGCCTTGTAAACACAAGCATGCTTGAATATGAGTAAGCAAAGGAGGTCGGCATGACCAAAACACAAGCGATCAAGCATTTCGGCTCTGTATCGGCACTGGCTAAGGCGCTGAGCGTGACTTACGAGGCCGTTCGCCAATGGGACGGGGTGCCGGAGTTGCGCCAGTACCAAATCGAGCGAATCACCCAAGGTGCTCTGAAAGCTGAGCAGAAAACCCAAGCTGCATAGCCGTGCCGACAGCCTGCATACGAACTGAACAAATACAGCGCTTAAACCAACTTCAACCACGTAAGGAATCAATAAATGGCCTACGACGACACACGCCACCTAAAGGATCGGGAAATTAAATCCCGCTACGACGATGAAACATATGAAGCGCTGAAGGCAGTAGCGCGTCTGCACAAGCTTCAGCTCGCTGTTTTCGTTCGCATGTGCGTTGAGGAAAAACTGGAAAGCATTGTTGAGTCAGATGCTACCGGTAAACACATGTCGGCCTGAAGGGCCTGAAGGAGGCTATGTGCCTGAAACCACGATCTGCCATGGGATCGATGGGCGCCTCTACGAAAAGCTTGAACGGTTGGCCAAAGACGCGGGCATGACGCCCGACGAGTACGCCGCAAAGCTTGGAGCAGAACGCTTTTTCGAGAAGACCAGGCCAAAAGGGGCAGGAAAGCTTCGAAACCTGCCAACACCCCGGCGCAACCATCCGCCGGACTTAAAAGGGCCTGAAAAAGGAGGGGCTGATGAAGACCCCGAATAGAGGCACAAAAACAGCAGACGAAAAAAAACCACCCGGCCAGGTGGTTTCTTGCGTTGCGTACTGCAAAACGTTCTGGAGCGAATCATGAACGACACCGAAAGAAGCGTCAAGGGGGTCATGTGATGGCCCGCATTCGAACTGTCAAACCTGAGTTCTGGTCGAGCGAGCAGGTGATGTCCTGCTCTCCGATCGCTCGACTCCTCTTCATCGGTATCTGGAATTTCTGCGACGACGGCGGGAACCATCCGATGTCACCCCGGACAATTAAGGCCCTGGTCTTCCCAGGCGACGACATCACCATTGATGCAGTTGAGCGCTTGATCGGTGAGTTGGTTGCTGCTGACCTGCTCATTACCTACTTCGCCGAAGGGAAGGTCTACCTGCATGTGCTGGGCTGGAAGCACCAGAAGATCGAAAAGAAGAACTTCAAATACCCGCCATTCACTACTGAATTCGACGACCAGTCGGAGAGCGGTCGTCGACAATTCGCCGAGGAGTCGTCGACTGATCGTCGACCGCTCGACCCCGGAAGGGAAGGGAAGGGAATAGGAGAAGATCAACACAACACTAACGCGGGCGAGTTTGATTTTTCAGACCCGGAGCTAACCGTCGACCCAAAGACCCCATGCGAGATGACCCTTGAGTGGAAGCCTGACGAGAAGCTGCTGAAGGCTTACGCATTGCGCATGGCAATCCCTGTTCACGCTTTTACGGACGAAGCTACAGCCTCATTCGTTTGCCATTACTCGGCATCGGGTCGATTCGAAACGCAAGTCTCTTGGGTGAGCCTGCTGGTGAAGTGGGTGAAGCGTGACTTCGCCACCGCTAGCAACGTTCGCCCATTCCCTGTGAAGCGTCAGACCAGCGAGCCTGACTTCGATGACACCACCTGGGCGAATAACCTCGGGGTGATCTCATGAAGCCGGTCACGGAACTGATGGCAACCATCGGCAACTTGCCAACTGCCGCGCCTGTCCAGCCGCTTTGTGTAACGCCGGAAACGGCCGAGGTTGTGAATGACCTGTTCCGCCGCCTGCGCGGGATCTTTCCGGCTTGGCGCCAGGCGTGGCCATCGACCGAAGCGCTTGCGTCAGCGAAAGAGGAATGGATCAAAGAGTTCGCCGCCGTCGGCATTCGTTCGCTGGAGCAAATCGAGTTCGGTGTCCAGCACTGCCGAAAGCTGAAGAAGCCTTTCGCGCCGAGCGTTGGTGAGTTCATCGCTATGTGCACTCCCGGTCCTGAGGACTTCGGCATGCCCATCGTCGCGGACGCGTGGATGGAAGCGCTGATGGGCACCTACAGCCATGAAGCTGTGCGTATCGCAGCCAATGAAACCGGGATCTTCGATCTGCGCGCCGCCAAGCAGGGTGACAAGGGCCTGTGGGAGCGCTTCAACCGCAACTACGAGATCGTCCTTCGTCGCGCCCTGGCAGGCCAGCCGCTCGACGGGAAGATTCTCACCGGCATCGGTCACGACCGCCAGAAGAATGAGTTCGATCTGGCTAACGAGATTGCCGACCAACAAAACCAGGCACGAATCCTTCAGCAAGGCATACCGGCCGACGGCAAGTCAGCTCGCGTGCTGCTGCTCGCGAGGTTCGGCAGGAACAAGGATCAGGAGATTTCCCAATGAGCGATATCTGCGATGACGCCGACGTTGTAATCGAAGAGGCCCGCAATCGTGCCCTTGCCCAGATCCCTCGTTACACCGGCATCAGTGCCACTGAATGCGAGTGCGGCGAAGAGATCCCGGAAGGCCGTCGTCTGGCTATTCCAGGGGTGAGGCTGTGCGCTGCGTGTCAGTCCATCAGCGACCTGAAAGCGAAGGGAGTGCGCCGTGGCTGACCTCATGCTCCGTAACGAATCCGACCGCAACCGATTGATGGGGTATCTGGCCGGTCTGGACCTGGCCAAACCACGCAAGCTGACCATCGTTGAAGTCCGCAGCAAGCGCAGCGATGCCCAGAACAAGATGCTGTGGATGTGGAATGGGCTGATCCAGGCCCATCTGCGCGAATCTTTCGGCCAGCTCGCCAGCTCGGAAGAGTGGCACGAAATCCTGGTGTCGAAGCTGTGGCCTGCCGAGGTTCACCCGGTGCAGCTACCGGACGGCACCAAGTACCGCGTTGGCCGGGCCAAGACTCGCAAGTTCACCGTCGCCGAGATGACCCAGTACCTGGAGCTGCTGGATGCTTATTGCGCCGAGCACCTGCAACTGCTGCTTCCACATCCTGATGACCTCATGTACGCCATCTACGGCGAAAGGAAGGCGGCATGAGCCAGTTCAAGCCAGGAGACATGGCACTGATCGTTGGCTGCAAAAACAGCTCGGTGAACCTTGGGAAAACCTGCGAACTGATTGCCTTCCTGCGGCCAGGGGAAAGGCTCGATTTTCCGCACGGCAATGCTTTCGATGGTGTGCGACACATAGGCACCACGGCAGGCTGGTTTGTGGCTGGCGAAACGTTGGTGTCTTCATTTGGCAGCGTCGGATTCACCATCGTGCGAGAACAGCACCTTGCACCTCTGCGCGGAGACTTCGCCCCAGAGCAGCAGAAGTCGCAGGAGGTGTCGGCATGATCTGGTTTATCGCGCTGATCCTGGCCATGGGCGGCGAGCCATTCGGGGCTGTGATGTGCTGCCTGATCGCCGCCGCGATGGAGGTCCGCTGATGAGCATCCCATCCAAACCGCGCAAGGCGAAGACCTGCACCAACGAAGAATGCAGGGCCTCATTCGTACCCCAGCGCCTCGGTCAAAAGGTGTGCAGTCCGGCCTGCGGGCTGGCGACCAAGGACGTGAACCAGGAGAAGGCGCGCAAGGCTCTTGCCGATTTAGGCCGCAAGGAACTGCGCGCAGCGAAGGAGAAGGTGAAGTCGCGGGCCGAGCATATGAAGGATGCCCAGACGGCTTTCAACGCCTGGGTGCGCGAGCGTGACGCCAAGTTGCCATGCATCAGCTGCGGTCGTCACCACCAGGGAAAGTACGACGCCGGGCACTACCGCACAGTCGGGAGCAATCCCGCGCTGCGCTTCGAGCCTCTCAACTGCCACCGCCAGTGCTCGCCATGCAACACGCACAAGTCCGGCGACATCGTGAACTACCGCATCGAACTGGTGAAGCGGATCGGTGCCGAGCTTGTCGAGTGGCTGGAAGGCCCTCATGAGCCCCGGCGCTACACCATCGAAGACCTCAAAGTCATCACCGCCGAATACCGCGCCAAAACCCGTGAACTCAAGAGGGCTGCAGCATGATCATCCATCTCTACGTCGGCTTCATGTTTTTGCTCGGTATTGGGTTGCTTGAGGGTATTCGCCACTTGCTGCGGCGGGAGCGGATCGCGCGGGGGATTCGGCCATGAACTGGAAGCAAACCACCAAGCACTGCATTACGTCCGATGAAGGCTACCTGATCAGCAAATACGCGCTTCAGGATGGATCGGCCTACGTCGCTCGGTCACCGGCGCCGGCGGGGAAAATCCTGCACTCCGGCAGGGACCTGGCCAAGGCCAAGGCCGCATGCATCGACCATTTCGAGAAGGCGCAGAAGGTGGCTGCATGAGCCCGGAGCTTCAATACCCGATCGTCTTCGCCTCGGCTTTCTTTCAGGTTTTCTTGCTTGGGCTGAACAGCAAGCTTCTGCGCGACGACAAGATCGCTGCCGGGTTCTTCGTGAGCTGGATGATTACCCTGGCGCAGTTCGCCTACATCTGGGCCGTGGCGCATTCCAACATCTCGACTGGCGTTTTCCTGATCGTCTCAGGTTTCGGTGGGTCGATAGGCATCACAGCCGCGCAATTCTTCTACCGCTGGTACGACTCGAAATTTCATCGCAAAGGGGTAGCAGCATGACCGTACTCAAGCCAACGAACCCAAAGGACCTGATCGGAAGCGGAAAGCTGCCTCTTCACCTGTGGCCGGTGACTGCTACCGCGCTGGGTAGCCTCGGGCTGCTCGATGGGATGCTGAAGTACGGCCGCTCAAACTTCCGTGCAGTCGGGGTCCGGGCCTCGATCTACTACGACGCCGCCAGCCGTCATTTGAACGCATGGTTTGAAGGGGAGGCGGTCGATCCTGACAGCGGATTGCCGCACTTGGCCCACGCGCTCGCCTGCTTGGCGATCATTGTCGACGCAGAGGCTGCTGGGAAGCTCAATGACGACCGCATGCACCCCGGCGGTTACCGGGAGCTGATCAACAGTCTCACTCCCCACGTTGCGCGCCTCAAGGAAGTCCATGCGGACAAAAGCCCTCAGCACTACACCATTGCGGGAGTCGCCCAATGAGCGAACGTAAAGTCACGGACGAACAGATCATCGACGCTCTCGAAGTGCAGGGTATGAAGATGGCGCAGGCTGCAGAGCACCTTGGGCTGCATCTGCGGAGTTTGCAGAAGCGCAAGGCCCGCATGGTCCGCAAAGGCTGGAGCCCGGAGCACGACATGACTCACATCGTGCCAGACGGCTTCCGTCTGCGCGGGACCTCGAGCTTGTACAAAGAAGGTGTGAAGGCGCCAGTGCTTCAATGGGTGAAGACCTCGATCGACCATGAGCGGCAACGCGAACTGAATGAGGCCTTTGCCAAGGCGTTCCTCGAAGACGTGGACTCGCTGCCTGAAATCAGAGGGCCTATTGAGGCTCTGGATACCGATATCATCCCGTGGTTCCAGATTGGTGATGCCCACATAGGAATGCTTGCCCACTCCCACGAGGTCGGCCACAACTTCGACCTGAAGATTGCCGAGCGCGAGTTGATCGTCGCCATGCACAAACTGATCGACCGGGCGCCGAGCTGCGAGCGGTGCGTCATTCAGGATCTGGGTGACATGTCGCACTACCAGGACTTCACCGCCAAGAGTGAATCCGGCCACGACTTCGACTTCGATAGCCGGTACCCGAAGATGATCGAGGTCTGTGCCCGCGTAATGCGCTCAATCGTCGATAAGGCGCTCACGAAGTTCCAGTTCGTCGACGTGATCGTAAACCAGGGCAACCACTCCCGGTCGAACGACGTCTGGATGCGGATCTTCCTGAATCACGTCTATCAGGAAAACCCGCGGCTTCACGTCCTCGACAACTCCAGCGTGTTCATCCCATACCGCATGGGCAACACCTTCGTGATGTGCCACCACAGCGATAAGTGCAAGCCAGATCGACTGATTGACGTGATGGCCACTGACTTCTCCGTGGACTGGGGTGAGGCGACCTACCGCTACATCGACATCGGCCATATACACCACCGGATGCAGTCGAAGGAATCCGCCGGCGTGACGGTTGAGTCGTGGAATCAGCTAGCCCCTGGCGACAAGTACGCGCACGACGGTGGCTGGCGGTCCCGCGCATGCCTGAGCGCTGTACTGCGCTCCAAGACGTATGGCGAGAAGGGTCGCATAACCATCAGCGCCGAAGAGGTGAAGGACATTATCGCCAGCGCCGTGCCAGGTGCTGAAGCTTCGAAACGTCGCGCTGTGTATTCGGTTTAAGGGGGAGACATCATGACCTATCGCAACGTGGTATCCGCAGTGGTGCGCGCTCTGGCCGCCGAGACCATCATCTCTGCCGGGGGATGCGACTTTGAGCCGAAGGTTCAGTGCGCCAAGCAGAAGGGGGAGATAGTCGGGAAGGAGGCTGCGTTCCTGACCGACTGCTGGGTGTTCGGTCGGTTGCATAAGGGACTGGAAGCGGCCCAGTGGCGCGCCCTGGTAGCGAAGTTTTCCACGCACACCGACCGCAAGCATGCAGCAATTGTCGAGCTGACGCGCGCGATCCGCTCGCCTGCGCCGGAACGGTTCCGCCACTGCGCGGTTGTTACTTGGGCATTACCAAAATTGGCTGGCGTTGAAGGAAAGCGTTCGACCAACGTGCTGCCGGCCGGCTGGTATGAGATGGATAACTGGACGGATGAGCCGCATCCTATCAAGACTCAAGAGCGCTGGCGCCGGGACATTCGCAAGAGCCTCGAGTCAGCAGTTGATGAGGCTTTACAGGCCGCTCAAGAAATTCTCGATCATGAAAGCTTAATTGGCACAGAAGCTGCTTGACAATGACTGAGCCAGTGAGCCACTATCTCGTCATCCTGTCGTACTTGCGCATGTAGGTTAGGAAAAAAGCCCGCCCGTCGAGACGGGCTTTTTTGTTTGGTGTTAGGGCTATGCTGATGTGAGACATCCCCTGCTGCTGCCACGCGCACGCGAGAGCTATGGACAACATATCAATTCGATGGGCTTCGAACTTTTTGTTGTCGATAGGCACCGGTTTTTTGATAACCGGTGCGGCTACTTTAGTGATTGGGGAGGCAATAAGCGCGGACACGCGCGAGGCTAGTATCATCATGATTGTGTTGAGCTTTGCGCCAACAATCGCATCGTGGCTAGTCGCTCTGAAGGAGACTGACGAATGATGCTACAGGTATTGCTAATTTGGGCTGGCCTAGTGCTCGCATTCCTGTGTCTTGTCGTAAAAGTCGGCAGGGGCAGGAAGGTCAAGCAAGACGAAGCTCGTGCTGTGAGAGCAGAGGCAGAGCGTCAAGCCGCTTACGAGAGTCGTTGCCAAACCATCACTGACTACATGGAGGCTGTTGATCAGAGGAAGCACAGGAAGCATAAAGCTTCTTAGTGACGCTGTTAGCCAACAGAGTTGTGAACTTGAGAGCCCGACCATTGCGTCGGGCTTTTTATTGTCCCGGATCCCCAATCCCCAGCGATTTTGGCGCCTCACACTGGCGCCTTTTTTATTCCTACCACATGCAATTGAAGAGGTCGAGCGCATGGAATTCATTCATCGCCTGCTCGACAAGACCGAATGGATCGTTGCCGGATTCCTCGGCGCCATTGTCGCGAGCTGGTGGCACAAAGACGATTTGACGGACTGGAAGGCGTGGGTGGTCTTCTTGATCACCGGTGTTGCATGCGCCCTGTACCTGACTGGGATTGTCAGCACCTACCTTGGCATCACGGACCCCAGCAATGTGGCCGGTGTCGGCTTCCTTTTGGGAGCCTTCGGCGGGTCGCTCATGACCGCCATTAACCGCGCCATCAAGGCCGCCGACCTCTGGGCGCTTATTCGCTCGAAGTTCGGAGGGGGTTAACCCATGAATCTTCAAACGTTGAGCACCCTGTTCATTGGCGTTATCAGCCTGTGGGCCATGTGGTGCATGTTGAGCGCGCGAGTCCACGACGGGATCGTCGGCAAGGTCATCTACGCCGCGATCATGGTGTCAGGCTTCGCGATCGTCACCAGGGCCGAGACGGTGTTTGTTTCCCCGTCCACGGCTGGCGTCACCTTTCACGGAGCGCTCGCATTGGCTGGACTTCGACATTGGTTCGTCGCCAACCACTGGCCCCGCGTGAAAGGCTGGCTGTGCCGATATCTCCACTGCGAGCAATGCCTGAACAACGAAACCACCAAGGCGGACAAGACATGAACCTGATTCCCCAATGGCAACAGCTCTGGAAGATGTACAGCGTTCAGTTGGCGTCCCTATTGGTACTGCTCAACACCGCCGCCTACTTCTGGCCATCGTTCCAAGCCCTGGTCAGTCCTGGGCTCTTTGCCGCGGTGAATGGGTTTCTCGCTGCCGCGATTGCCGTCGCTCGGGCGATCCAGCAGCCAGCGCTGACCACTCCGATAGACAAGCCCACCGCTTAAACCAAAGGGTGCCTGGCTTCGTGCGGGCGCCACTCCACACGCAATAAAGTGCGCATATCCGGCTGAAACGCTTGGAATATTCGCATTTAATTTCACATCGGGTGATCGCCATGGCCATACAACTTGTGCTGAAGGCCTATCACCCGTGGTGGTTCCGCTTCTACGTGGTGGCCGTGAACACCTTCGCCTATCTGATGGACTTGGAAGTCGACACCGACAAACTCGATGCCCAGGCCAAGAAGGCGCGAAGGTACCGCGAGATCGATCCAGGTGAAGAGGCCAAGCCATGACGACCATTGCCTACAAAGACGGCATCATCGCCTATGACTCCCGCGTATCTGCTGGGCGGACGATTATTTACGACGACGTCGACAAGAAGCGTGAGCGCGACGGCGTGTTCTTCTTCGGTACCGGCGCCACCGGCGAGATCAACGAACTAATCGGCGCCTACTTCGGTGAAGAGATTGTCGGGGAGTGCGGTGCATCTGCACTGGTGGTGCATGGTGATGACCTGATGATCATCGGCTGGTCAGAAGGCAAACTCTGGAAGAGCCCGATACATGCTGACAAGCCATATGCGATCGGTAGCGGTGAAGATCATGCTTTGACCGCGTTCGATATGGGCGCAACTGCGTACCAAGCTGTCGAGATGGCCATGAAGCGTGATACAGGCACAGGCGGCAAGATCAGGACGCTGACTGTGAAATCCTCAGAGCTTGCCGCCGAATGATTCAGTTGCGGAAAGCTTCGACTTTCTGAGGCATGGCTGGGAACCACAGCCAGTCGCCGTCCTGCACCGGAGTGTTGAAGTTGCGCTTCACCTCGAACACGCGATCATCCCCATTGCTTCCCGTTACCGACAGGATATGCGCCGATTGCCAGCCTTTGAATGGTTCTGTCTTTAGACCTAGCCATCCTGATCGCCTAACAGAGCCTACGCTGCTGTCCGATCCATAGTAGAAAGTCCGTTCGCCTGGATTGAAATTGTACGGCACCCCAGAAAGTTGCACTGGGTCTTCATTCCCTGCGTAAATCTCGATATCCGCTTTATTGAATTCCACCGATCCGATTCCTTGTGTTGGATTGAACGTCACCAATACCGGCAACCAGCCACCATTTCAAGTGCCAGGTGATTCGTGAACAGACCGATGCCACCTGCCTCGATCCTGGAGCTGTCAGGACTGTCCGACTTCGGTATTCGCCTGACGCCAGCGCCTGAAGTGTGGGAGTGGCTGAGCGCCGAAATCCTGGCTGACACCGGCAGCATCCATAACGAAGACCATACCCACCTGCTGGACGCTGATGTCCGCATCATGTGGGCATCGTCCCACTTCGAGAAGCAGGGAAGGACGGTTCTCGGCCAGACCGAACAGGTAGCGTTCCGCGCTGGTGGTTGGCAGAAGGCCCGGATGGAACAGCAGATGTTCGATTGGTTCGGCGATGTGCCGGCTTTCATCATCACTCTGGCTGCCGACTATTGCGACACCTGCAGCGATACCGACTTCTGTGCATTGGTTGAGCACGAGCTCTATCACATCGCCCATGCGACCGATAAGTACGGTCAGCCAGCCTTCACTGAAGAGGGCATTCCGAAGCTGAAGATGCGCGGCCATGACGTCGAAGAGTTCGTCGGTGTGGTCCGGCGCTATGGTGCGAGCCACGACGTTCAGGCTCTGGTGGATGCTGCAAACAAACCTGCTGAGGTGGGGAAACTGAACATTTCGAGGGCCTGCGGAACCTGTCTGCTCAAGTCGGCCTGAATCCAGTGACAGGTTTTGACGGATGACAACCATATGGCAGTACTACGAAGCGAGGTCAAAGCCTTCATCGTGCAGGCTCTTGCCTGCTTCGATACGCCATCTCAGGTGGTTGAATCGGTCAAGAAGGAATTCGGGATCGAGATGAGCCGGCAGCAGTGCGAATCTCACGATCCTACGAAGTTTGCCGGGCAAGGCCTTGGCGCCAAGTGGGTCGAACTGTTCCACGCTGCCCGCAAGCGCTTTCGTGAAGAGACAATCGACATCCCGATCGCCAACCGAGCCTATCGACTCCGAGCGCTTGGTCGCATGGCTGAGAAGGCAGAGAACATGAAGAACATGGCGTTGACTGCTCAGTTGTTGGAGCAGGCTGCCAAGGAAGTCGGGGATATCTACGTCAACCGACACCGAAGGGATGAGCCCGACGACGAGCCAGCCGTTCCGACCCGTATCCAGGTCGATGTAGTGGATGCGAGGAAGCCAGATGCCGAGCCTTAACGTTCCGCAGGCTCAATTCCTAACGTTGCCACACAAATTCCGCGCATTCGTTGCCGGGTTCGGTTCGGGAAAGACCTGGGTTGGCTGTTCGGCGCTCAGCAAGCATTTCATGGAGTGGCCAAGTGTCAACGCTGGCTACTTCGCACCGACTTACCCGCAGATCCGCGACATCTTCTATCCGACCATGGACGAGGTGGCCTATGACTGGGGGCTGAAGACAAAGATCAACCAAGCGAACCATGAGGTTCACATCTACAGCGGCCGGCAGTATCGCGGCACGGTGATTTGCCGGTCGATGGAAAAGCCGCAGACCATCGTTGGCTTCAAGATCGGTCACGCGCTGGTGGACGAGCTGGACGTGCTGACGTCGATCAAGGCTCAACAGGCCTGGCGCAAGATCATCGCCCGGATGCGTTACAACCTGCCGGGGCTGAAGAACGGCGTCGACGTGACAACGACACCGGAAGGCTTCAAGTTCGTCTTCTTGCAGTTCGTGAAGCAGTTGCGCGACAAGCCTTCGCTGAAGGACATGTACGGCTTGGTGCAGGCCAGCACCTTCGACAATGAGTTGAACCTGCCGGATGACTACATCCAGTCGCTGATGGAGTCGTACCCGCCTCAGCTGATTCTGGCTTACCTGAACGGCCAGTTCGTCAACCTGACGTCCGGGTCGATCTACCACGCATACGACCGCAAGCTGAACCAGTGTTTCGACACTGTGCAGCCCGGCGAGCCGTTGTTCATCGGCATGGACTTCAACGTCGGCAAGATGGCCGCGATCACCCACGTCAAGCGTGACCAGGGTCTGCCGCGCGCGGTGGATGAGCTGGTAGAAGGCTATGACACGCCGGACATGATCAAGCGCATCAAGGAGCGCTACTGGCGCTACAACGGCAACGACTTCGATAAGACCTGCGAAATCCGGATCTATCCGGACGCTTCCGGAGACTCGCGAAAGTCCGTCAACGCCAGCCTCACTGATATCGCAATGCTGAAACAGGCCGGTTTCGCGGTGATTGCGCCAGCAGCAAACCCGCCTGTGAAGGACCGGATCAACGCCATGAACGCGATGCTCTGCAACGCGGCTGGGGAGCGTCGCTACCTGATCAACTCGTTCACCTGTCCAACCTATGCAGACGGCCTTGAGCAACAGATTTGGGCACCCAACGGTGAGCCAGACAAGAGTCAGGGCAATGACCACGCAAACGATGCAGGCGGTTACTTCATCTACAAAGACTTCCCGATCATCAAACGCACCGCCACCAGCGAACCTCTGAGAATGTGAATATGAGTGATGACCCTAGCAAGACGCTCAAGGTCGTGGATGACATGCGCGAAGATTGGGCAATCATCGACGCTCTCATGGGCGGGACGAGGGCCATGCGCAAGGCCGGCACGAAGTTTTTGCCGCAGTGGCCGAAGGAGGAGAGCGACGCCTATCAGGCCCGGCTCAAGACTTCGACGTTATTGCCAGCCTTGAGCGAGACGGTGCAAAACATGACCGGGCGCGTATTTGCCGATCCGATCACGCTTACCGAAGACGTGCCGGACCAGATCAGAGAGATGGCCGAGGACTTCGACCTTCAGGGGAACAACCTGCAGGTCTGGGCTCAGTCGTTTTTCAGTGGCGGCCTATCCCATGGACTGTTTCATGTTCTGGTCGACCATCCCAAGGCTGAAGGCATCAAGACCAAGGCTGAAGAGAAATCAGCTGGCGTTCGCCCCTACGCGGTCATGATCAAGCCCGGCCAGGTGCTCGGCTGGCGGTCTGAAAACAAAGGCGGCGAGCAGGTCCTGACGCAGTTCCGGTACATGGAGTGCGTCGAGGTCGATGACGGTGCGTTCGGTACCAAAAGCGTGGACCAGATCCGCGTGCTCGTGCCGGGCGGGTGGGCCACCTACCGCGAAGTCGATGACGGCAACGGCAAGAAGACCTGGCAGAAGGACGACGAGGGCCTAACCAGCCTCACCGTGATCCCGCTGACAACCTTCTACACCAAGCGCACCGGATTCCTCACCGCAACGCCCCCGCTCCTTGAGTTGGCGAACATGAACGTCAAGCATTGGCAGTCCCAAAGCGACCAGGACAACATCCTGCACATCGCTCGGGTGCCGATGTTGGCAGTGATCGGCCTCGATGAAGGGGAGTCGATCACCGTCGGCGCCGGATCGGCCACAAGGCTGCCGAAAGACTGCGACATGAAGTGGGTCGAGCACACGGGCAAGGCGATCGAGGCCGGCCGCACGTCGCTGCTTGATCTCGTCGAAGACATGCGCCTGGCCGGAGCAAAGCTGCTCCAGAAGGAAAAGCAGACCGTCAAGACTGCTTCCCAGTCCGAGGAAGAGGCCGCGCAGGAGATGAGCCCGCTCCAGACCATGGCCGGGCAACTCGAGGATGCGCTAGACCAGGTGCTCCAGTTCTTCGCGCTTTGGATGAAGCTCGACGACGGCGGCCACGTTAAGGTCAAGGGCAACTTCGACGTCGACTTCAGCCCAGAAACGACCATGCCTTTCCTGCTGAACCTGAATAAGGCCCGGATCCTCTCCGACGAGAGCCTTTTCCACGAGGTTCAACGGCGCGGCCTTCTCAGCGATGAATTGGACTGGGAAGAAGAGAAGGCCAAGGTCGCAGCGCAGCCGATCTGGCTGGCCCCTTTGACTCCGCCCCAGCAATAACCGAACACCGAACACAGCCCTGGCATCCGCCGGGGCTTTTTTATGGGCGCGATTCCGGATGGATAGCGCCGCGCCGGGCCGGATGGCTCAACAAATGGGCGGACGCCCGGAGATGCATCAATGAAACTGAAATTGGACGACCAAGGCCACGTTGTATTGCAAGACGGCAAGCCTGTGTACGTGTACGACGATGGCAAAGAGGTCGCTTTCGACGCTCCTGGCACCGTGAACACGATCACCCGGCTGAATGCTGAAGCCAAGTCCCACCGCGAAGGCAAAGAGGCTGCTGAAACTGCCCTGAAGGCTTTCGATGGGATCACGGACGGCGCCGCCGCTAAAAAGGCCCTGGAGATCGTTACAAACCTCGATCAGAAAAAACTGGTGGATGCCGGCGAGATCGACAAGGTGAGGGAAGAAATCAGCAAAGCCTACAAAGGCCAGCTCGACGAAGCCAACACCAAATCAGCGACCTTCGAGAAGCAGCTCTACGAGGAAAAGATCGGCGGTGCATTCAGCCGTTCCAAGTTCATCGGCGAGAAGCTGGCCATCCCCGCAGACCTGGTCCAATCCAAATTCGGCGCCGCCTTCAAAGTTGAGGATGGCAAAACCATCGCCTACGACCAGCACGGCCAGAAGATCTACAGCCGCACGCGTCCCGGCGAAATCGCTGACTTCGACGAAGCAATCGAAACCCTTGTTGAGCAATACCCGCACCGCGATCACATCTTGAAGGGAAGCGGAGCCAATGGCTCTGGCGCCCCGAACAACGGTGGCAATGGCGGTAATGGCAAAAAATCTATCTCCCGATCCCAGTTCGATGCACTTGACCCAATGGGCAAGCATGCACACGTCTCTGCGGGCGGCGAAGTTACCGACTGATCCCTAGGAGCAATCCATGAGCAACACTCTCACCGGCCTTACCACCACGATCTACAACGCACTGGACGTCGTGTCGCGCGAACTGGTCGGGTTCATCCCGGCTGTATCGTCTGACATGACCTATGACCGCGCCGCTGTAGGTCAGACCGTCACCTCGCCTGTGGCGCCGGCTGCAACCGCATCCGATATCACCCCGGCCGTGACTCCGCCAAACGATGGCGACCAGAGTATCGGCTCCGTGTCGATGACCATTACCAAGGCTCGCCGGGTTCCGGTGCGTTGGAACGGTGAAGAGAAACGCGGCCTGGATAACAATGGCGCGTCGTACAACGTCATCCTGCGCGACCAGCTCGCTCAGGGTATGCGTGCACTGGTGAACGAGGTCGAGTCCGACATCGCCAGCCTCTTCACCAAGACCTCGCGTGCCTATGGCACCGCCGGTACAGTGCCGTTCGCCACCAACCTGGCAGAAGCTGCGCAGATGCGCAAAATCCTGTCGGACAACGGCGCACCAATGAGCGACCTGCAGATGGTGCTGGACACCACTGCCGGCGCGAGTATGCGCACCCTGGGCCAACTGACCAAGGCGAACGAAGCCGCTGACACTAGCTTGCTGCGTCGTGGCGTGCTGTTGGATGTGCACGGCTTTGCGATCCGCGAATCGGCACAGGTCAAAACCCCTGTGGTCGGTACCGGCGCTGCTGGCACCACCAACACTACGGGTTACGCCGTAGGCGCCACTGTCATCACCCTGGCCTCGGCCGGTACCGGCTCGATCCTGGCCGGTGACGTGATCACTTTTGCTGGTGATACCGCCAACAAGTACGTCGTTGCCTCCGGCGATGCTGACGTCTCCAACGGCGGCACCATCACCCTGGCTGCACCTGGCCTGCGCAAAGCGATCCCAGCCGCCGCAACCCTGGTCACCGTGATTGCCGCGACCACCCGCAACATGGCGTTTGCCCGCTCGGCTCTGGCTGTTGCCACCCGCGCACCGGCTCTGCCAGAAGGTGGCGACAGCGCGTCCGATCGCATGATCATCACTGACCCGGTCAGCGGCCTCTCGTTCGAGATCTCGCTGTACAAGCAATACCGCCAAATCCAGTACGAAATCGCACTGGCATGGGGTGTTGCTGCAGTCAAAACCGAGCACATGGCTCTGCTGCTCGGCTAATCGGATTGCCCGGGGCTTCGGCTCCGGGCTTATCAATCTCTGGAGAAGCACATGAGTGACAAAGTACTGAAGGTCCAGCCATGGGGCGAGGATCAAGGCGATTACGTCCTGATCGACGCCGAAAGTTTCGACGAGAGCATCCACAAGCTGTATGTCGAAAAAGAGCCGTCTACCAAGGACAAGAAGTCCGCAGGTGACAGCAAGAATTCGCAGTAACAAGCCAAACCGGCGGAAACCGATAGCAGGAGCCGAACATGCTTACTGATCAGCAAAAGTCGGACGCCAGACGCTACGCCGGTTATCCGATGCAGGGTGACGTGACGCTGGACGACCGGCGGGACACGGCTTGGGGCTGGGTTGCTCCGATGATCTGGCAAACGCTGAATCACCGGCTCGAGAGCTTGCGCCCCGAGGAAGAAGTCACGATGACCAACTTCCTGACCAAGTTGGCCGGCCTCGAAACGGACGTCCTGTCCTCTACCGAGAACCTCGACACGGATCAAGCCGCCGTCTGGGTGCACAACAAGAACGAAGTGCGCGACCGGATGAACCTATACCGGATCTGGCGGCGCGAGTTGTGCGGTTTTATCGGCGTTCCCCCTGGTCCTTCACTCGGCGACGGCGGAATCAGCCTGGCAAGGGGGTGATATGGACGGCACCAAGCTCCAGGCGAAGATTTACATCGGCTATGGCAAGGCCGCCAAGCGAATCGGTTTCGACTACCAGCAATTCCGCGCTACCAGCGCCAGTAACCCGCTGTCGTCAACCGCTTTGCAGGCGCTGCCGGTGTCGTTCACCACCAATTTCAAGTACTCCGCGCCGAACAAGTACGGTAAAGCCGATTGGCTTGGCCTGTTCGATGCGCGGGAGTTCGCTGTCGGCGACTTCCTTGTGGGGCGGCAGGGCACCTTCTTCATCGCAGCAATGCAAGACACGCTGCCGATACTCTGTGTGCAGACGAACCAAGTCATCGACGTGCTGCGGGTCGGGATAAATGCGGGTGTGGGCCTGGGTGGTTGGGCCGGCGGTGTGCGTGCTGATGAGGTGCCTATCATGCAGGGCTGGCCAGCCAGCATCTTGCAGGGCACGAAGGGCGAGACTAACGAGGCGAAGCTACCGCAGGACGTCAAAACCCCGTGGTGGACGATCCTGCTGCCGGCTTACCCGGGGATTGTGTTCCGTACCAGCGACATCATCCGTGACGACCTCGACCGCAAATACATGATTTCGAGCGCTGAGCTTACGGACATGGGTTGGCGAATTACGGCCATGCAGGCACAGGTGTGATATGGCGAGCCTAACCGATGTACTGAAACAGGTCGCCGCGCAGGTCGCCGCGCTTGCTTACCCAAACGGGACTGGTCAAACGAGCGCCTCAGGCATTCCAGTGCGTGTTTACCCTGGCTGGCCAGTGCCGAACGTGCTTGAGACTGACCTTGAGGCGGGATGGGCGCACATCAGCGTTTATCCGTTCGGCAAGGACAAGAAGTCCACGCGTTATCTCGGGCGAGGCTGGGAGCTACTGACCAGCCCGGTGCACACGGTCGTGATGACGGTCGCCGGATCGGTAGTGACGCTCTCCGGGACGGTCAGCAAGCAGAACCTGCTGATCAACCTCAACGGCACCCACTACGTCTACGCCATGCAGGTCACGGACACGCTCACGACTGCCGCCACAGCGCTTGCCTCGATGATCCCAGGCGCTTCTAACGTGGGCCAGGTCATCACGCTTAGCGGGGCGCACAGCGTCTTCACACGCGTAGGTGGTTTCGGCACGGCCTTCAAGGAGACGAAGCGCCAGGAGCAGATGATCCAGATCATTGTTTGGGCCAACTCGCCCGACGCCCGGGCCGCGGTGGCTGATCCGCTCGACTCGGCGCTGTCCGACGGCACCAACATCTCCTTCACGGACGGTTCCGCCGGGATTATCCGATCAGCCGGCACGCTGATGACTGACCAACTGCAGAAGGCCGATCTCTATCGGCTCGACCTGTTCTACATGATCGACTACGCCACCACTCAGACGCTGCAATCCACCGAAGTCATCGCTCCGGTGCTGAACATCGTCAACGCCCAGTCCGGGCTTCCTGTAATCACTGTGAACCCTTGAGGCCCGACATGGACTCCGAAACCAAACCGGCAAAGGTTAAAACCTCGCCGTACAAGCTGACTGTGAAATTCGCCTTCGCCGACTACCAAGTTGGCCAAGCAATCACCGATCCCGATGAAGTCGCCGCCATTTTGGCCGGCGAGTGCGCGGGTAACGTCCTGAAAGTCGCCAACGCCTAACAGGCGAAACCCACACACAGAAAACCGCCCGCTGAGGCGGTTTTTTCATTTAGGAGGACGCCATGCCCATTTACCCGGCAGGCAGCTTGAATACGGCGGCGTTAACCGCCCCCGATCTCTACATCCAGATCCAACCGCCAAAGACCCGCTATATCAACGGTGTGGCAACTGACATCCTCGGCATCGTCGGTGTTGCTGACTGGGGCCCGGTGGGTGCAGCCACCCTGATTGGATCTCCTGGTGATGCGTCGCAACAATTCGGCGCTCAGGTCGTGCGCAAGTATGACTTGTGCACTGCGATCGCCGTGTCGATCCAAGGGGGCGCGTCGAACATTCGCGCCGTGCGGGTCACTGACGGCACTGACACCGCCGCCACGACCACGCTGAAAGACACCGCCGCTGCAACAGGCGCCACACTGACTGCGCGCTACACCGGCACTCTGGGCAATTCACTCAGCGCTACCCTGTCGACTGGTTCGGCTGCTTCAAGTTGGAAGCTAACCATCACTCTGCCTGGCGTTGCGCCTGAAGTATTCGACAACATCACCGGCTCCGCCTTGCCGCTGTGGACGAACATTGTCAGCGCTGTGAACAACGGCCAGTCTGGTATCCGTGGCCCATCGCAGTTGGTAGTTGCCACGGTCGGCGTATCCATCCTCGCCCCAGTGGCCGTAACGCAGACCGTTGCGTTTACGACCGGCACTTCTGGCAACACCACCATCACTGACGCGATTCTGGTCGGCACCGATGGTGTGACCGGCGCAACCCGCAAAGGCATGTACGCCTTGCGCGGCAGTGGTGCTCAAGTCGCCAACCTGGTGGATCTAACCGACAGCACGCAATGGCCGACCATGCTGACTTTCGGCCTGTCCGAAGGTTGCTACATGGTTAGCCAAGGCGCTGCGGGGGCGTCCTACGTGACTGTCGGCACAGCGCTGACCACAGCGGGCTGTGACAGCTACGCCCTGAAAGTCATGGTCGGTGATTGGGTGTACTGGCAAGACCAGGTCAACGGCCAGCAGCGCATGATTGCTCCTGCTACCTTCGCCGCAGCCAAAATTGCATCGCTGTCGCCGAACCAGAGCCCGCTGAACAAACCGATCACTAACGCAGTATCGACTCAGCGCAACCTCGCGCAGCAGCCATACAGCATTGCCGAGATCGGCGCGATCAACACCGCGCGTCTGGACGTCATCACCAACCCTTGCCCGGGCGGCAGCTACTTTGGCCACCGTTCCGGCTTGAACGTGTCCAGCAATGCCGCGGTAAACGGCGACAACTACACCCGGATGACCAACTTCATCTCGCTGACCATTGCCGCCTCGTTCGGCGGTGTGATCGGCCAGTTGCAGACGCCGGATGTGCGCCGCACCACCAAATCGACCATGGAAAGCTTCCTGCAGACGTTGGTTGACCAAGGAATGATCGGCGACGTCAACGGTGGCCCGGCGTTCTCGGTCCAGATCGACAAGGCGAACAACCCGGATTCGCGTGTCGCCCTTGGCTACATGCAGGCTGACGTGCAGGTCAAATACCTGTCCGTGATTCGCTACTTCCTGGTGAATTTGGAAGCAGGTCAGTCCGTCTCGATCGTTGCATCCGCCACCCCGCGCCCCTAAGCGCTGAACCACTTCCCAGCCCGGCCTAGCGCCGGGTTTTTCATTTGGAGAACGCCATGCCCGGTCAAGGTGGATACAACACGGGGAAAGATGTCTCGATCGACATCAACACCCCGACGGGGCCGATCCGGCTCGCAAAGATCATGAATTTCGATTCAAAACCGAAGGTCACCAATCAGGACATCACCCCGCTGAACGGCTTGACCGATGAGCTGATGATCCCGAAAGGCTGGACCGGTACATTCGAAGCTGAGCGCGTCGACTCCACCCTCGATGATTGGTGGGCGCAGTTCGAAAGCGACTACTACAACGGTGTGAATCAGGCGCCGGCCACCATCACCGAAACCATTCAGGAAATCGGCGGCGGCAGCACCACCTGGCGCTACACCAACGTGATCCTGAAGCTTGAAGGCGCAGGCAAGAAAGAAGGCGACAAAACGATCCGTCAGTCGATGTCCTTCACCGCTCGCCGCCGCATCAAGGTTTGATCCTGTTCGCATGGCAGCCCGGCAGGGCGCGGGACTCGTCACCCCGCACGCCATGCACTTTGACGACTCGCTGACCAGAGGTTTTACCCATGACCAAAGTTACCGTTCACGAAAGCGTTGCTGCACCTGTTCATGTTGATCAGAAGCCGCGCTTCGAGACACTCCAGGATTCGAAAGGCCGCACCATCCAGTTGCGCAAGTTAGGTCCGCTCGAACAAGGCCGCATTGTGATGGCTGTCGGTGGCGAGACTGCCGGCAACCAGACCTTCATGTCCGGATTCGCGCTTCCGGCTGCCATGGTCGTCTACATCGACGACACCCCGTACGGTCTGCCGCAAACGCTGACCCAGATCGAGGGTGTACTGAAAGAGCTCGGCGAAGAGGGGATGGAAGCGATCAATGCTCACTTCCTGAAGAAGTACGAGGCCGCCAAAGCCGAAGCTGACGCCAAAGCACTTCAGGAGAGCCTTGGCGCTGAGCAGGCCGCAGCAAAAAACTAGCAACGAACCCCGAGTTTCGCCGCGATTGCTGGCTGGTGAAAAACGGGGTTCCGTTCGATAGCCTTTTTGATTGCGGACCGCTGACCGATTATGAGCGCTTCGCCTTCTCCATACTGTTCTCCGAATTCGAGGGGGCAGGGGAGTGGAACTGGTCCAGCATGCAATTCGACAAGAAGGAGTGACCATGGAATTCAAGAGTTTGGGCAGCCTAGCGCTGCACATGGCCAGTCAAGAGGTTGCATTGCTGGCCAGCCTCCATGCGGGACTGGAGAAGTGCGCGGTCAAGGTCGAGACCACCGCAAAGGACGAGATCGGTCATTACCAGTCCGGTATTGGACCGTTTCCAGCCTGGGCGGATTTGGCCGACTCGACGGAGGAGCAGAAAGCGAAGATGGGCTATCCATCTGACGCGCCATTGCTTGCCAGTGGCGCCATGCAAAACAGCATCTCCCACACCACGCATCTGCTCGAGGCGGTGATCGGCTCAACTGATAAGAAGATGGTTTATCACGAATTTGGCACGCCAAGAATGCCGGCGCGCCCAGTGATAGGGCCGGCGGTCCTGCGCAATAGGGAGTACATCCGGAGAGTGCTGGGCGCCGCGACAGTGGCTGGGCTCATCGGCGGCTCAGCGATTCATGCCTCTCTGGGTTACGACTCTACTCCGTAACCCACATCGGTCCGTTCGCGGTCTTTACCTGCATGTACAGGCCTTCGCGCTTGAGCACTGGAAATTGGCCTGTCAGCGGTTTGCACATGTAGGTGGACAGGTTCACCAGCGATTCACGCATCTCAGCCCGCTGCGCTACGTAGTGCGGCAGCTCGGACATGATGTTTTGCATCAGCACCTGGCGCGATTGCTGTGTGCCCTGGTCCTCGCAGCCATATTCCCCGTCGAGCTTCAGTTCTGCCTCACTCGCTGCGGTGGAAAACGCAGCCATGGCCATAAGAAGCAGTGCCGTTTTCATGCAGTCACCGAATGAAGAATGCGTAGAGGGTGAAAAGGATGGCGCACAAAGCGCCTCCCGCGAAGACCATGACAAGACTGCTGCAAGTGAAAACGAGAAGTGCGGACTGTATGCCAAGGCCTGTCGTGCGCCGCACCGTCTTTTTTACTGGTCGTGGCTCCGCGTTCTTCAGCGGTAGAGATCGCATAGAGCCAACATCCTGAATTCGGCCGTTCACCCATTGATACGTTCGATGTCCGCTTGCCATGTGATTCACCCACAAACCAGGAATAGTCATTATGGCTTTTGAGGCTTATTCGGTCGCCGTCAAGCTATCGCTCATCAACCATGTAAGCGCCGGTATGCTGATGATCAGCAAAAGCCTGGCCGCAGCCGGCCAAGATGTCGACAAGCTCAATGCTAAGTTGGCGTCGATAGGGAAGCAAGGCGCCATTGGGGGCCTCATGGTTGCCGGCGGACTTGGTATCGCGGCAATGTTCAAGACGCCGCTCGATGAGGCCAAGAAGTTTCAGAACGAGGTTGAGCGCTTTCGCTCCCTCGGTCTGGGCGACAAGGTCACCGATGATGCGGTGAAGTTTGCCAGCGGCATGAACACCTACGGCACCAGCATTCGCGAGAACCTCGGCCTGCTGCGTGACGCACAAACTGTTTTCGGCGACTTCCATGAAGCCAAAATGGTCGTTCCACTGCTGTCCAAAATGAAGTTCGCCAACGCCGCGCTGTATGGCGATGAAGGCGGCGCGATGAAAGACCGCGCTTTCATGGACATGCTGAAAGTCATTGAGATGCGCGGCGGGTTGAAGAGCGAGGAAGCGTTCAACAAGCAAGCGAACATGATCCAGCAGGTGCAAACAGCAACCGGTGGGCGAGTTGGCGCCAATGAATACCTGAACTTCATCAAGACCGGCGGCGTGGCTGCCAAAGGCATGAAGGACGACAAGTTCTACTACAACATGGAACCGTTGATTCAGGAGATGGGCGGCTTCCGAGTCGGTACCGGCCTAATGTCCGGTTACCAGAACCTTGTTCAGGGCCGAACCACTGCACGCGCTGCGAACGAACTCATGCGCCTGGGCATGCTCGACCCGAAAATGGTCGATTATGACAAGGTCGGGAGAATCAAGCAGATCAAGCCAGGCGCCGTGCATGGCTCCGACCTGATGGTTGAAGATCCGTTTCAGTGGATGAAAACGGTCATGCTGCCGGCGTTCGCCAGTAAAGGAATCACCTCACAGCAGGCAATCCTTAACGAAATCGGTGCGATTTTCACGAATCGTACGGCTTCAAACCTGTATTCGACGATGTTTTTGCAGCAGGCGAACATCGAAAAGAACATGAAGTTGAACGCTGGCGCCGCGGGCATCGACGAGTTGGAGAAAAACGCCAAGAACACGCTCTCCGGTAAGCAGCTGGAGTTCGGTGCTAAGTGGCGCGATCTGATGCTCAATCTGGGCGCCATCGTGCTTCCTTTGGCAATCAAGGCGCTCGACAAGCTGAACCCTGCGCTGAAAGACCTCGCTCTCTGGATGAATGATAACCAGGGTAAGGTGAAGGCTTTCGTCTATGCGTTGATGGGGTTGTCTGCATTCCTGATCACTGGCGGCCTGATCAACATGGTTATCGCGGCCGGGAGGGGCTTCTGGCTCCTCGGCAAGGCGATGATTTTCGTCACTGGCACTGCGCTTGCGCCGCTGATACCCATGCTTGCACGGTTTGGCACGTACCTTGTGATTTTCGTGATAGATGCGTTCAAAGCAATCGGCATGTTCCTTTCCTCCGGCTTCTTGCGCGGCCTTGTTATGGCTTTTCTGTCGCCGCTCAAGTTGCTGGGGCAAGGCCTACTCTTTCTCGGTCGTGCGCTGCTGATGACCCCGATCGGCCTTGTTGTGACGGCCATTGCCGCCGCAGCCTTCCTGCTCTGGAACAACTGGAAGGAGATCAGCAAGTCGCTGAAACTCATGTGGAACGACATGAAGACGGGGTTCGTGAAGCTGTTCAACGGCGATATCGGCGGAGCGTTTAAATCGTTCGCACTGGTCTTCTTGACTGGCTGGCAGACGATTTTCAACACGCTTATCGCCGGAGCGAACGCGATCCTTCCGGCGTCGATGCAGATCTCGAAGACGACCTTCGCCGATACCTACAGGGCCGGCAGTGCGCCGCGTGAACCTTGGTCACCCATGGTCGCGCCGGTGCCGAACAAGTCCTCGGGCAAGGATGAGCAGAACATCAATCTGTACCTGGATGGCAAGAAACTGACCGACGTGGTGATCCAGCGCGCCGCCAAGGAGGCTGCCAAGCCACGGACGGGCACGCAAGGCTTCGACCCTACCCGCAGCATGCTGATGCCTGGAACCCCGAGCACAGCCTACCCAAGGTGATAACCGATGAGCTTCACAAGCTTCCTGGACAACTTCGCTCCGGGCGGGGATCCGTTCGCCACTCGTTTGATCGTCGGGGATGTTGAATTCTCCGGCCTAGAGGTCCCAGAGGCGGTGACGATTGGGGCCAAACAGGCGCTGGTCGTGCACAAGCTGGTGGGTGGGCGACGGATCGTCGACGTGCTAGGCGTGGATTACGACAACATCGGATGGTCGGGCTGGATGCTCGGCGCTACGGCGGGGGATCGGGTCGCCGAACTCGAAACTCTGCGGGATGAAGGGCTGCCGCTCACGTTCAACATGGACGGCTACTACTTCAGCGTTGTGATCCATTCGTTTACCGCGCGCTTCGAGCATGTCTACCGCCGCTACTACGACATTGAGCTCGTAGTGGTTTCACGGTTGGATGCGCCAATCACCGGGAATGCTCTGGCAGGAACTCTGGATGCGCTGATTGACAGCGATGTAGGGGGCGCGCTCGGTTTGTCCAGCGTTATCGACTCCGGAGCGGTCAGCACAAGCGTCAACGCGGTGAAGGATGCCGTGTCGCAGGTGCAGGGCTTCGCAAACGCCACGATCGAGACGGTGCAGACGGTCGTTCGACCACTAGTTGCCGCCCAGGCTGTCGTGCAGTCGGTCATCTCCCAGGTCGGCGCGTCGATCAATGACATCACCACGCTTGGCGGGTTGATCCCCGGCAATCCCGTCTCGACGGCTGCAGACAACGTGCTGCGACAGAGCTATGCGCTGACCCAGCTAGCGCCCCTGTACCAGATGCAGAGTGTGCTCGAGCGGTTGCAGAAGAACGTGCTCGCCGGGCCTCTGGCAAACGGTACGTCCAACGTCACCACCAGCAACTCAACCCTGCAGAGGGTGGCCGCCGACAACTACGGCGATCAGTCGCGCTGGACCGAGATTGCCGCCGCAAACAGCATTGCCGACCCGCAGCTCGATGGTATTCAGACGATAAAAATCCCAGTAGGTGAATAAGTGGACCTGAACACAGCCGAGACAGAGCAAGTTGTCCGGCAGGTAGCCGGCCGCCTGCTTTTAAATGGGGTTGAGGTGCCGTTTGTAGGCTGCGATATCGACAGTAACGCCTTTTACTCGGCAGACACCTTCGCAGTGCAGTTCGCTAGAACGGACATGCCGCCGCCGTACCACACCATGCAGTGGTGGGCGGCGCAAACGGAGATCGAGGTGTCCATCTCCATCGGACTCATTGATAACAGCGTCGAGAACTGGCGCACGCTAATCGTTGGCACTGTAGACCGTCTCAGCATCCGCATGAGCAGATTCGAGATCAACCTGGAAGGTCGTGACTACACCAGTAAATTCATCGATACGAAGACCAACGAGAAATTTACCAACATGACCACCAGCGAGGTGGCCATCCTGCTGGCGAATCGCCGCGGACTCACGCCGGTTGTTACCGCAACTAAGACCCAGGTCGGTGGGATCACCAAGTGGGACCACGCTCACTGCACGGATGAGCGTACTGAATGGGATCTGCTGGCCTACTTCGCAGGACTGGATGGATTCCAGGTGTACGTGACCGGCAACAAACTGCATTACGAGCCGGCACTCGATCCAGAGACCACCGATCAGTATCTGATTCGCTGGGTAGAGCCTGGTGCGCTGGCCTACCCGCAGTGCAATACAACCGATGACCTGACATTCGAACGGGACCTCACTCTGGCCCGCGGCGTGACCGTGCAGGTGCTCTCCTACAAGGATGGCAAGACCTACAAGGCCACGTTTCCAACGAACTCCGCCAAGGGGATTTCGCCCGGCCAGGCCACCCCCAAGCGGCAGGTCTACGAGATCAAGCGCAACGGGCTGGATCAGCAGGCAGCTCAGCAGCTTGCCCAGAAGATCCACAAGCAGATCACCGACCACGAAATGCGCATGTATGGGTCATTGCCAGGCGACAACTTGCTGATGCCGAACACCATCGTGCGCGTCGAGGGGACTGGGTCCAGCTTTGACCAGCTTTATTACGTCGACTCCGTGCGCCGATCGCTGAGCTTTGACGCCGGCTACACCATGAGCCTTTCGGCCAAGAACCATAACCCCAACTCAATGGTGCAGCCATGATCACAGACCTTGCCAATGCCATGCGGCAGCAGCAGTCGGACGATCTGACGGGGCCGCGCACGGGCACGATCACCAGCTACGACCCAGACAATGGAGTGGTGAAGGTTGCGATCCAGCCAGAGGGCCGAGAAACCAATTGGATTCCGCTCGACTGCCCAGGGGTCGGCAACGGCTGGGGCTTTCAGATCGGTCCCCAGATCGGCGATGAGGTGACCGTCAGCTTCGACTCATCCGACCCCAACCTCGGGAAAGTCAACGCGCGACACACGAATAGCATCAATAAACCGATGCCCGTCCCGTCCGGCGAGATCTGGGCGATCCACGAATCCGGTGCTCTGCTCAAATTCAACGCGGATGGCACGGTGTCGCTGCATTCAGGTGTAGCCATTAACTACGACGCCCCGCAGCACAACTTCACTGGTGGGCCGGTCACCATGGATCACACGCTGACGGTCACTGACAGCACTGGCGTGGTGGTGAGTGGTGGTGACGTCAAGGCCGACACCATTTCGCTCAAAACCCACCGCACAAGCGGCGTCACTCCTGGTGGCGGGACTTCTTCGGTGCCAGTCGTATGAAAGACTTGAACCACTACGTCGGCGACGATCTTTCGCTGTCACCGACCGGGAGCCTATCGCCTGTAGAGGGCATCGAGCGCGGCAAGCAACGCGTTCTGCGCCGGCTCATCACCAACCCGGGCGACTACCTGTTTCACCCTGAATACGGCGCTGGACTCGGGCGATACGTCGGCGCGCTGATAAACGTCCCCGAGATCATCGCACTAATTCGAGGGCAGATCCTGCTCGAGGACTGCGTCGCGAAGAAACCGGCTCCGGTGATATCCGTCACCCCATCCAACGAAACACTCTCCGTCAATATCGGCTACACCGATTCACCCCTGGGTGAGCCGGTGACGCTCTCGTTTGAGGTAAATCGCTGATATGGCATCGCTCAATATCAAGGACTTCACCACTCTGGTTCGCGACCAGGTGACCGCGATTCAGGGTCGCGCTGCCGGACTGGTCGACTTCACCATCGGCTCGCTGTTGCGTGCGATCTCCGAGAGCAATGCGAGCGTTCTGCAATGGCTGCAGCAGTTGATCGTCACGCTGCTGGCGACCACGCGAGCATCCACGTCATCGGGTACCGACCTTGACACCTGGATGGCTGACTTCGGTTTTCTGCGGCTCTCGGCCAGCTTCGCAACCGGTAGCGTCACGTATTCGCGGTTCACGCCGACCAACTCGGCCTTGATCCCGATTGGCTCGCTGGTGGGTTCCACCGACGGCTCGCAGCAGTATTCAGTCACGATCGACACGGCAAACCCGCTGTACAACGCCACGCTCGGCGGGTACTTGGTCCCGGCAGGTACCGCGACAGCCACCGTGCCAGTCATTGCGAGCACGGCGGGAGCTGCGGGCAACGCTTTAATCGGCACCGTCACCATAATCGTCGGCAGCATTAGCGGAATCGACACGGTGACCAACACCACCGTTTTCGTCAACGGCGTTGATCCTGAAAGCGATTCCGCATTCCGGGCACGCTTCATCCTCTGGGTGCAGTCGCTATCCAAGGGCACTAAGGCGGCAATCGGTTACGCGCTGGCCTCGATGCAACAGGGCGTGACCTACACGCTGACCGAGAATCAGGATTACGCAGGCGGTCTGAACTACGGCTACTTCTATGCGGTGGTAGACGACGGCAGCGGGGCGCCTTCGGGGGCCTTCCTGACCTCGGCGGCCAACGCTGTGGAGGCTGTTCGCCCATTCACCAGCCGCTTCGGCATCTTCGGCCCGGTATTAGTGACGGCCAACGTTGGCATGACCATCACCACAGACGCCTCGGTGTCGCATGCGGTCGTGGTCGCGCAGGTGATTTCGGCGATTCAGGTCTACATCTCCAGCCTAAGCCTGGGGCAAATACTGCCCTATACCCAGCTGGCTTCGATTGCCTACGCCGTCAGTCCGGCCATCACCAACGTCTCGGCAATCCTGCTGAACGGCAGCACAGCGGATCTCGCCGCAACCAACAAGCAGGTCATCCGACCGGGCACAATCACGGTGGCTTAAATGGCGATTGGCGACAGTTCCGACATGTGGGGCAGGCTCAAAAACCTGCTACCTGCCGGCTGGTTCGGCGACAACAACCCGATCCGCGATGCGCTGCTTTGGGGCTACGCAAATGCTTTGGCCTGGGGTTACACCCTCTATCTATATGCGAAAGACCAGACCAGGATCAAGTCAGCCACCGATGGCTGGCTCGACCTGATCGGCCTGGATTTCTTCGGCAACAACCTTGTTCGCTACGCGAATCAGACGGATACCAGCTACAGGAACCGCATCCTGATCAACATCTTCAGGGAGCGGACCACGCGCCACGCAATGGAACAGGTGTTGCTGGACCTGACCGGGCGCTCACCGATCATCATCGAGCCAGCGCGACCCGCAGACGTTGGCGCCTATGGTGCGGCTGTAGCGGTCAGCCAGCCAGGCACCACGACGATGATCGATAACGGGATGATCGTTTATGTGCCGCCAAATACGCCGCGGTATCAGGCTGGGCAGCTGCTGGTCGAGGCCGCGAGCACGAACCTGCTCAAGTACAGCGGGCAGCTTGATAACTTGGCTTGGGGCAAAGTAGGTTCGACAGTAAGTGCTGACGCGATAACGTCACCGGACGGCTCGTTATCAGGCGATATGGTCGTAGAATCGGTGACGTTAAACAATCACCACGTACAGATGCCAGCTACATTCGTGGCGGGGGATAATTACGCAATCAGCATGTTTGCAAAGGCAGGATCGCGATCAATATTGCAAATAACTGTGGGCAGTGCGGCATTTCCTGCTCTGCCTACAGCAAATTTTGATTTGCTGAGTGGGACTATATCTGTTGTATCTGGCGGAGCTGTTGCGGCAATAAATAGCCTGGGCGGCGGTTGGTACCGTTGCACTATATCAGCCGTTGCGGGAATTTCGGCCTCGACCGTGGCCACATTCATGATGCAAATCTCTCCTACTGCGGGGAGGTATGCTCAGTACACCGGGGATGGCGTATCCGGGCTTTATATGTGGGGCGCTCAAATCGAAGGTGGTCAGCTTTCCAGCTACATCCCCACCAGCGCAGTCACCGTCACCCGCGCCACTGACACCCTTCTGAACAACATGCCCGCCGGCTCGATCGCCATTGGCGGCTACGGCGCAGCCGGGGCCTACGGCTCGATCTCGCTTCCGTATCAAGCCTTCGTCACCGCCTTTCGCCCATTGGGCCAAGGGCTGCCTTTCGTGTCCGGCTACGGCATCTCGACGGGCGCTTACTCGACTCCAAGCCGATCCGCTTACGGGCAACTGTCCGGCGGGGACGTCACTGACGCAGACATCTATGCCGCCATCGATGCGACGAAGCCTATAGGCACCGTCGCCTGGACCCGTATTTCCAGCTGATCGAAACCCTACTTTATAGCCGCCTTCATTGGCGGCTTTTTTTGGAGCAAACAATGGATCGAGTCACTATTTATCCGGGAGCTATTCCTCTCGAAACGGACCTGCTCAGCACCAACAAGAACATGATGATTGCGCTGAGCAAGCTGTCGGCGGCAATGTTGGGTACTGGCACGGTTGCGAACGGCTTTGCCGTGACACCAACTGGCCCGGCATCGCTGCAAGTTATCGCGGCCCCCGGTGAGATCTACAGCCTCCAGAACGTGGACGGAACGGCTTACAGCAGCATCGCCGCCGACACCACGCACCAGATCGTCAAACAGGGCATTTTGCTCGACTCCTCGACGCTGAGTTGCCCAGCGCCAGGCACTACCGGCCAGTCCATCAACTACCTGATCGAAGTCGCCTATCAGGATCTCGACGCGAACCCAGTGGTGCTGCCGTATTACAACGCCAGCAACCCATCTCAAGCCTACAGCGGCCCGTCGAACAGCGGTGTGGCGCAGAATACCTCCCGCCGCGGCGTGGCCGTCATTCAGGTAAAGGCTGGCGCATCTGCAACCACGGGAAGCCAAGTGACTCCCGCACCGGATGCAGGCTTTGTCGGCCTTTATGTGGTTACCGTCGCATTCGGCCAGACCACCATCACATCAGGCAACATCAGTCAGTACAGCGGTGCCCCCCTAATTCCTGGTGGGCTGCTCCAAGCTGTCCAGAACGCCTCAACCACTGGCGGCACTGACATCGGCACGGCCAACGCTTACGCCGCCAACTTCACTCCCGCTATTACTGCTCTGACTGACAAAATGGTGCTGTGCATCAAAGCGGTGAACGCTAACACCGCGGCCAGCACCTTCACTCCAGCGCCTGGTGTAATCGCAACCGCCCCAATCGTCGGTGGCAACCACTCCGCACTTCAAGGTGGCGAGATTGCTGTCAATGGCGATGTATGGCTGCAATGGAACAGTTCGATTGGCGCCGGTTCATGGGTTCTGATTGATAGCACTGGGGGCGGGATGCAAATCGCCCCAGCAACCAAAAGCCAGCACGCCCTGCAGCTCGCTCAGGCAACTGGCCGCCTGCTACGAACCTCTGTATATCGGAACAACGCGGGTACGCTTCAAGTATCTATCGATGGGGCTGCATTCGCCAACGTGGGGTCAACATTCACAGCATTGGCACTTACTACCTCTGTCATTGTTCAGGTGCTTGGCGGTGGTGGCGGCGGTGGTGGTGCGGCTCCTACCGGCGCAGCGCAGACTGCAAACGGTTCAGGGGGTGGTGCTGGCGGGTATGGCAAAAGCCGAATACTGTCTGGGTTTTCTGGCGTGACTGTAGCTGTCGGAGCTGGCGGCACTGCGTCTGCCGGTGTGGCGGGCGGTAATGGCGGTACATCTTCTTTTGGCGGCCTAATATCCTCGGCCGGCGGACAGGGCGGTGTCCTCGGCGCCGCTTTGCCAACGTCGACCACCGCCCCAGTAGGACAGGCTTCTGGCGGTACATCCACCGGTGGCAATATGATCAGTAGCACAGGCTCTACTGGGAAATCTGCGTTTTATTCGGCAAACAACATTAGCGGAACGGGCGGCGATTCCGTATACGGCGGAGGCGCTGCATTTGTAAGCGGGATATCGTCGGGCAACCAAGCTGTATCACCGGGCTCGGGCGGTTCCGGGGCGGCGCTTCCAGCAAGTTCTGGGTCTGCCGCTGGCGGTGGCGCTGGTGCAGGCGGTTTGGTGACTATCGAGGAATATGCATAATGAAAACGTACGCACTGATAGACCATGGGTCCGTTTTTGAAATCATTCCGCCAGTGGTCTATGACGACGAAGATCCGGAGTGGCAGGAAGGTGACGCAAGCCGGATCGGCCAAGAGATCCCAATCAGACTTCGGCGTCACCCGGATATGGTGGCCAACATGGTCGATGTGACATATGAGGATCCGATGCCGGGGCAGAACTGGACTTACAGTGATGGTGTTTTTGCGCCGCCTGTTCCCTATCAGCCGACTCCAGAGGAAACTCTGGCCGAAAACATCCGGTCTCGTGATGCTTATTTGTCCCAGGCAACCTTGGCCATCGCTCCGCTGCAGGATGCCGTTGATTTGGATGAGGCAACCCAGGCGGAGACTGATCAGCTCAAGAAGTGGAAGCAGTACCGGGTCGCGGTTAATCGGATTGACCTGACCCAGGCAAGCCCAGTGTGGCCACTACAGCCCGACTGAAACAATGATGGCGTGCTGCAGCTAGCACATGCAGCCGCCATCGGTTCTTTAAATGCGGCCTGCGCAGTTACCAACCCGACTTGAGTTGATTTTTTGGTGGCGAAAAAAAAACCGCTAACTAGCGGTCTTTTTCCATTTATTTAAATCGTAACCGTTTCAGGAGCGGCTTTCCTCGCGGATGGGAGTTTGATCCTTTCTAGATAGCGTTCTGAGATATGTGCGATAGGTATTGTAATCGCCGCTAGCACTAGTCCTGTTAGCATGCCAAGTGTTATATAGTAGTCGCTAACGGTTATTCCAGAAATGTAATAGGCAATTATGTAAAGCAGCGGTACGTTCCAAAGGTAAAGGCTGTAACTAATCTTTCCGAGATATTGTGAAATACCAAGTGACAGAAATTTGTTGAGGGCGCTTTGCTCTTTCCCCATTACATGAGTTATTACGAAAAATAACGCTCCGATCTGCAAGATGAAAGGGGTTAGGTAGAACGGGCTTGCCAGTGTCATTAGGAAGATAAATAAAAATAGAAAAATAGCCCATTTGAACTTTGAGGTGCTTTCAATTACTGCCTTTGACTCGTAAAGGTTCGCAGCTAACATTCCTATGGTAAAGCAGGGCATCCAAAGGTACGCGGAAGCTGATCCCAGCCCCATGGCAGATACCTCTCGAACCATTAGAGAATACCCTAGAAGCATGAAAAGGGCAGCGATTCCTAGCCAGCGTTTCAAGGCAAAGGCTAGCAACAGGAACGGGATTGCAATCATCTCCACCTGAAGTGTCCACGACGCGCCGTGAAGGGTAATTTGATAAAGTGTTGCATTTTTTATTACATCAATAATTGGGATTGCTGGGTACGTTGCGGGTGCTAAAGTATTTACAAATTGATTTATCAGGAAAAAGACGAATAGGCAAACGATAAGCGCCGGATAAATACGCACCACGCGTTTAGCTGTAAATACAAATGGAAGCTTCAACCAGTCTGATGCTGTGTCTGCTTTCAATGATCTGAATAGGACTGCGCCACTAATTCCAAAAAATAGCATAACGGCTGTTTGGCCGTTGATTAAACTCAAAAGAAACTTTAACAGAATGTCGGGAAAGCTTGCAGACCATGTGCTCGACGTTAAAACGTCACCTACTCTATGGCCTACGGGCCTCTTGTCGATGAATATAAGTAGCGAATGATAAAAAATTACCATCAAAGCGGCGTATCCACGTAGGCCGTCGATGGCGTGTATCCGCTCAGTTTTTTGAGTTGTTGAAATTTCTGCGCTCATTGTTGGCTCAATGGTTCATGTTTTTTTGATTTTTTAAGGCGGTCACGCTTAGGGGCCTATGACGCCGGGCGACAGAATAGCAATTTTTTAGCGGAACAAGCACATCGAGTGCACTTTAACGCATTGAGAACCGCCTACTCATGCGACGTCCCTTCTGCAAACCTTTGCCATCTCGAATCCAACGTCTGCCATCTAGCGGATGCTTCGCCTGGAGAAAAGTATGTCGATCACTCAGCAGCAGTTGCTGCAGATCCTCCCGAACGCCGGCAAACAAGCCGGCGTTTTTGCGTCTGCGCTGAATCTGGCGATGGACCGTTACCAAATCAACACCCGGCTGCGTATGGCGGCCTTCATCGCCCAGGTGGGCCATGAGTCAGGCCAGTTTCGGTATGTGAAGGAACTCGGTGGCGACCAGTACCTGAGCAAGTACGACACCGGCCCACTAGCTAAACGCCTGGGCAATTCCCCTGAGGCGGACGGCGACGGGCAGAAGTACCGCGGGCGCGGCCTGATCCAGATTACGGGGCACGACAACTACCTGGCGTGTAGCAAGGCACTGTTCGGTGACGACCGCCTTCTGCGCACCCCTGAATTGCTCGAGCAGGCAGAGTGGGCGTGCAAGTCCGCGGCGTGGTTCTGGAATTCGCGAAATCTGAATGCGCTGGCCGATTCTGAAGATTTGGTGGGGGTAACCCGTCGCATTAATGGCGGGACCAATGGCCTGGCCGAGCGCCTTGCTTTCTACAACGCCGCGCTGAAGGTGCTGGCATGAGCATCTGGCTGCGCATTCTTCCTTATATAGCAGCGGTGCTGCTGGCGGTCGGCGCGCTGTTCGGCGCCTACCACCATGGCCTGTCGGTGAAAGATGCTGAATGGCAGGGCCTGTGGAACGACCGCAACACGCTGGACGCGAAGGCGCTGGCTGCCAATGAGTCCGCTGAGCGATCCAAAGAACAAGCCCGTCAACAATCAATCAACAAGGCGATTCAAGATGCTCAACGCACGATCGATCAAGCCACTGCTGATGCTGCTGCCGCTCGCGCTTCTGCTGACAGCCTGCGCGGGGCAGCAGACGCCCTTGCCGCTCGACTCGCAGCCAGTCAAGCTGGCGGCAATTCCTGCACTGCCGCCGCAAGCCAGGCAGCTTCCCGCGCCGCAGCAGTGCTTGCCGACGTGCTCAAGCGCGCTGACCAGCGAGCGGGCGAACTGGCAGAAGTTGCTGACCAAGCCCGAGCCCGGGGAATGACTTGCGAGCAGGCTTACGATGGGCTGGGGCGCTAGCCGTCCGGATTTTCTGGGACGCGCTTATCCAGCGCCGCCTGCAATTGCCGACGCAGCGTTTCATTTTGGGACTGGACTAGTCTAAGGCTGCTGAGCTCACTCAATTGCTCAGTCGTTTCCGCTTCGAGGTGCGCCATCCATACCCGCTTCTGTTCAAGCTCGACCTTTATCTGGTCGTTCATTTCGACAAGCGTGGAGATGTTTTCCTTCGCGATCTGCAGCTGGCGCTTCAGGTCCTTGATGTCTTCCTCGAGCATGCTCGCGTAATGCTTGACGGTTTCCAGCCTGCTCGGACAACCGAGCCATTCGCTGGTGTCCTCGATTTCGTACGGGTCCACAGTCATGCCTTACTGGTACTGTTTGCATATACAGTAATTGAGGCGAAAGGTTTGAGCGAGCGTGAAGTGACGAACAGCGTTGGTGTGTGATTATTGACTTTCGCGAGCCGCGTCACCGGTACAAATTGGCCGGCTATGAGACAAGTGAATCGGGGGGTGATTCAGCTACCATATCTGAGATGGACTTCGCGGTAGGGAGGAGATTTTGTGGCTTTCGAAACATCGACGCATCCAGTTGCAAGAAAACAAATTTTCCGCATCGCGTGCATTGTCTACCTGCTGGCATTGCTGCCAGCTTGGTTTTTCACCAGCATTGGGAATATTGGCCTTGGGATAGCCGTGTGGCTGGCTTGTGTTTTTTACTTTCACCACCGTATCCGGCGGATTGATAAAGAGGTTTTGGCGGATAAAGCGAAATATGAAGCGCTGCTGGCGCGTCGAGACTCTCTTTTAAGAAAAGCACAAATGAAAGTTTATCCCGAGACTCGTCTTGAGTGTTTTTCATTGCTTGAAGAGATTGATCACATCATGGAGTGGGGATTCGGAGATCCGGCAACCGATAGTAGAAATTTGGAGACCTTCATAGAATATCGCCATCGTGTCGAGAAAATCTTATGGCGGCTCGATGATGAGTAGTCTTTTTGGCATCGCGAATCCTCCATGAAGAGGGTCAGCGTAACAGTCGTCAATCGTTGGGGGAATGGTGGGGCGGTCGGCAGAACGCCGGGGAAGGGTGAGGTTAGGCGTGGGACAAACTTGGGACAGTGAATGTCCCAAACAGGCATATATGCCGATGCATGGATGTGTAGCGAAATCCTTTGTTTACTGGGTGTTGAGGCGGGAAGGCCAACAAAATGGCAAGATGCTAGCGGATTGCAAATCCGCCTACGCCGGTTCGATTCCGACCTCGGCCTCCACTATTGAAAACCCCGCAGATTAACGTCTGCGGGGTTTTTTATTGGTTCTTCACGGATTACCGGGACAGCGCGTTCTTTTTCATGAAGATCAAGAGCGTCTTTCCCGGTAATCCGTGAAGAACCTTTTTTGTTATCGATTTTTATTCAGTCTGAGGGAGTTGGCATTTCCAGTTACCACCTTGGAACCGTTAAAGCGCCGCCTCCGGATTCCGCCCGAATACTCGGCTGTATTCAGCCTTCGCAGTCTGCTCGGTAAACTCTCCTGACCATTTCGATACCACTACCGTTGCCACGCTATTGCCGATGGTGTTGCAGGTGGCGATGGCCATGGACATGAACCGGTATACCCCGAACAGCAGTGCCAGGCCTTCCACTGGCAGCACGCCGATCGCTGTCACCGTGGCAGCGAACACCACAAAGCTGCCACCGGAAACCGCCGCTGCACCCTTTGAAGTCACCAGCATGATGGCGATGGTGCCCAGCTGTTGCTCCCAACTCATCGGCACGCCGTAGGCATTGGCGATGAACAGCACGCAGAGCGACATGTAGATGGACGTGCCATCCAGGTTGAAGGCATAGCCGGTAGGCAAGACCAGGCCGACGCTCTGCTTGGAGCAACCGAATTTCTCCAGTTTCTGAAGCAGGCGCGGCAGGGCGCTTTCCGAAGACGCGGTGCCCAACACAATGAAGATCTCGTCCTTGATGTACTTGAGGAATCGCCACAGGCTGAAGCCAGATATACGGCAGACGGCGCCGAGCACCACGAAGATGAAGAACGCGACGCAGACGTAGAACATCAGCACCAGGTTAGCCAGCGACATCAGCACCGCGCTGCCATTGCTGCCGACGGCGTAGGCCACTGAGCCGAAGGCACCGAGTGGAGCAAACTTCATGATCAGGTTGATGAACTCGAAGAAACATTCGGAGATACGACTCAAGCCATCCTCAATCACGCTGCGGCGCTCAGGCTTGAGGGCCAGCAGGGCAAAACCAAATAGCACCGAGATCACCAGCACCTGCAGTAGTTGTCCGCCAGCGAAAGCTCCGACGAAGTTGTCTGGGAAAATCCCGTAGATAAAGTCCATTGTGGAGGCCGGGGCGTGACCCTTGGCGACCGCCGCACTAGCCGCTGCCGCCGTGGCACTGCTCGGATGAGCGTCGTGCATGCCCGAGCCGATGTTCAACAAATTGCCCCACAGCAGGCCTATGGCCAGGGCAATGGTTGAGACGATTTCGAAGTAGATCAGTGCACGCAAGCCGACCTTGCCGACCCGCTTGATATCGCCTGCCGAGGCGATGCCATGGACGACGGTGAAGAACACCAGGGGTGCAACGGCAGTCTTGATCAGCTTGAGAAAGATATCGCCGAGAATCTTGAATTTGGCAGCCAGTTCCGGTGCCAGAAAGCCGAAGGCAATACCCAGCACCATGGCTGCGATGACCTGGAAGGTCAGGTCTTTGTAGAACGGCTTTTTGTTGATAGTGGTCAT